TAGCAGCATTAACAAGACCAGTAGCATAAACCGTGGCAGTATTAACAGTACCAGTTGTCGTAAAGTTTGCAGCGTTAACTAATCCAGTAGCATAAACGGTAGCAGCGTTAAGATTACCACCAGTTACAGTGATACTATTGGCGCCTAAGCTGTTTGCTGAAATTACCCAAAGTCCTATGCTATTTCCTAATGCTATAGCATTCGTTGTTGGAAAGAATCCAGTTGTATTAGATACAGTCGTAGTAGTAGTATGCGATGCAGCATTAACTACACCACTATGATACACACCAGATGCATTTGAAATTAGACCCCAGCTGGATCCAATAGAAGTTACATTAACCGTAGTATTACCGGTACTATTTGCTAAGTTAATTGAAGGTGCGCCTGTGATCGAACTGTTACCAATCGTTAAAGCTGAACCAGTCAATGACATTGTTGGTGCGGTAGTAACGTTACCAGTAATACCATACTGAGATACCGTAATTTGAACATTACCACCAACATTTGCGCTTGTGGCAGCATAGAACGTTGCAGTATTGACTTGACCAGTGATATTAGCATATGTACCAGTAACATTGGCAAATACTAAAGGAGCATTAACATTCGCACTAGCATTTATAACAGTAGCTGATACGTTACCAGTATGAATACCAGACGTGTTTGCATTCACTGTGGTTGCATTCACTGTGGTTATAGTTAACACAGTTGAGTTAACTATAGCGCTACCTATCTTAAGATCAACAGGAGAAAGATTAGCAGTGCTTGTAGCATTAGAAGCCTGTAATAAATTATAAGCAACTGTTGCATTGGCTGTTGAGTTACCAACAATGATTGCTGTGTTTTGAATATTCACACCATTCGTTGTACCAAAAGCGCCAATGTTAAGATTAGCACTTACATTGACTTGAGCTGGTAAGCGTGCAGTGTTTAAAGTACCAGATGAAATATTAGTTGCGTTTGATGCATATGTAGTTGCATTACTATATGCAGTTGATCCTTGTGATATTGCAGTATCATATGCTGCTTTTACTGAATTAGCTGAAGCTGCAACAGTTATGCTAGTACTTACAAGACTATCCAGAATATCGTTGTTCGCTAAGAGTTTATAATAAACACTCAATCCAGCATTGGACTGTTCCCATGAGTGAGTTGTTTCATTCCAACGCAATTGAACGTTTGCTGAACTACCACGATTAATTTCTAATCCTGCATTTTCAGTAGGAGCTGTTGCACCAGATACGTCAGCGTTTAGTGTAACAATATTATCTGCAATGTTTAAAGTTGCAGTATTAACGTACGTAGTTGTTCCAGAAACAATTAAGTTGCCAGAAATAGTTACATCGTTTGAAAATGTAGCAGTAGAGTTGACTTGTAAACTAGAACCAACCTGTAGACCGTTCTTAACAACGAAATCTTTAGAAATTGCCATTAGATTCCCTCTCCTCTAATGCTTATGTAATTTGTGTTCTTAATACTTTAACTGTATACGGATGTGTTACGTTTGGTGCTGCTCCGCTTGCAGTTGCTGTAAACTTCAATTCAACGTTTGCAACGTTAATGTTTACATCAAATGAACCAAGTGAAGTATTAAAAACTTCACCATATTGAGATAAAAGTACATTAGTGCCATCATGAATTGCCATTAGTTCTAATGTATGAACAACAGTGTTTCCTGTATTTCTTGTAAACACAAGATATTTAACACAGTTTGATAGAACTAATGGGAAATCATCAACTAGTACTTGAGCAGTAGAAGTAACAGATTTACTATTGGATGCAAAAATAGCATTATTAACCACTACTAAAGAAGTAACCAAATTAGCAGAAACGTTAGCATTACCAGTTACTTGTAAATTTACGCCTGTAGTTGGAGCAGTATTGTTTATACCAACCCGGTTGTTTGTTCCATCAATAAACAACGTACCAGAGTCAATGTTTACATTACCCGCAATAGTGTGTGATGTTCCAGAAATAGTGACGTTACCAGAAATCAATGCAGTCGTAGAAACATCAAGCGTGTTTGAATAAGTTACAAATCTTCGTGTAGTGTTTCCTAATGGAATAGTGTTGTTTAGTGGTAGTACTGCAGTGTTAACAAAAAGATTAGCGGAATAAACATCAAAGGCATAAGTGGTGTTACCAATACCTAGACCAGCCATGCTGGCAGTGATGTTGCTTACATAAATTTGACCACCTTGAAATACTTGAGTGCCTTGAACTGTAAGGTTGCCACCGACAAATAACAAATCACCGCTTACTGTGCAATTACCTCCTACTGTAACTATCTGAGTAAACTCAGCATTACCACCGGTTACGTAAAGTCCATTCTCTGTTTTAAATCTACTATTTGCTGATGCCATTTTGCTTTACTTTACTTTATTAGGTGAGCGATTACTTTAATAACAGAACTAGCAGCTGTTTGTTGATATTTCAATTCAACGTTACCAGCATTTACGCCAACACTAAAATCACCAAGATCAGATGAAGTTGAAGGAGCTATAACAGTACCATATACAGAAATAAATGCATCTGTTCCATCATGCGCAATGATCATATCAGAAGTTTGAACATTACCCGAGCGTTTTACTTGAGCCGTAATTTTTGCAGATGAGAAAGAAGTAGCAAATGTAAAAAATACTTGAGCAGAAGTAATATTTGCATTAAGAGTATTTGACGATACTCGCATCTCACAATCTGTGTTAATTACTAAATTATTTGCTGCTACATAAGTAGTATTAACAACCGATCCGCCAATTGTTAGCAATGCAGGTTGAAGATTTGCAATACCAGTAGAATTAGCTATTGTAACAATTGTTGAGTTTGATAATACGTTTGCTGTTGAATTACCAATAAACAGCTGTGAAGTAGTTAACTGTACATTTGCTCCTACATTAGCTGATGTAGCAGCAAAGAACGTTGTAGTATTAACCTGGCCCGTAATGTTAGCATATGTACCACTAACATTAGCAAATACCAATGGTGCATTTACGTTAGCACTTGCATTTATAACAGTAGCTGATACATTACCCGTATGAATACCAGTGGTGTTAGCATATACAGTAGTTGTGCTTACTGATGTAGTGTTAACAATCGTATTTCCAAGATTATTGGCAATATTAATCTGAGGTGCACCAGTAATAGTGCTATTACCAATCGTCAAAGATGATGCAGTAAGAGACATTGTTGGAACAGTGGTTGCATTACCTGTGATGCCATATTGAGACACGGTTATCTGAACGTTACCACCAACATTTGCAGATGTTCCTGCATATAGTGTTGTGGTGTTAACTTGACCAGTTACATTAGCGTAACCAGCAGATACGTTAGAAGTAACTAATGTAGCAAGTACGTTAACAGTACTAACGTTTGAACTAGCAAATAGAGAAGCAGTATTAATCTGATTCACAACGTTAATGGCCGTAGCATTAACTAATGTAGCATTAGCGGTAAATGTTGTTCCAACAGTGAATAATGCGGTATTAACGCTTGTCGTTACATTAGCAAATCCAGTATGGACTAATGCTGTTGCATTCGCTATAAAATTGGCGCCTACAGTTAATGCTGCTGAATTAACACTTGTCGTTACATTAGCAAATCCAGTATGGACTAAAGCTGTTGCATTTGCTATGAAATTAGAACCAACCGTGTATAATGCTGTGTTAACACTCGTCGTTACATTAGCATATCCTGTACCAACAATAGCAGTTGAATTAGCAATAAATCCAGAACCAGAAGTATGACTAAAAGCATTAACTACACCAGAATGATATAGTCCCGTTGAATTAGAACTTAATCCCCAACTAGATCCAATAGCAATAGCATTAACTGTAGTATTGCCTATGCTATTTGCTAAGTTAATTGATGGAGCACCGGTGATAGTACTATTGCCAATCGTCAATGATGATGTAGTTAATGCCATCGTTGGAACAGTGGCTGAACCGGTAATACCATACTGCGAAACCGTCATTTGGACATTACCACCAACATTAGCAGACGTAGTAGCAAATAACGTTGCTGTATTTGTCTGATTAACTACATTAAGAGCTATAGCATTTACTAATGATGCATTAGCAGTAAAAGCAGTTCCTATATTGGCTGAAGTTGTAACATAAAGAGTTGCTGTATTTGTCTGATTAACTACATTAAGCGCTATAGCATTTACTAATGATGCATTAGCAGTAAAAGCAGTTCCTACGTTTGCGCTTGTAGCAACATATAATGTTGCTGTATTAACTTGTCCAGTTACATTAGCATAACTTGTATTTACACCAGTGACAGTGACTAAAGAAGAATTTACAACAGTGGCACCAATCGTTAATTCTTTAGGAGTAAGATTAGCTGTTGATGTTGAATTAGATGCTTTTACTAATCCAGAATTAACAACAACATTTGAGATTGAATTTACAACTTGAATGCTTGAAGTTGTAAAATTAACATTGGCACCTACATTAGCACCAGTAGAAAAATTACCTGTTCCAATTGTAAGAATAGTAGAGTTTACAATTGCACTACCTATTGTAAGATCTGATGGTGTAAGATTAGCAGTAGATGTTGAATTAGATGCTTTTACTAATCCTGAATTAACCACGACGTTTGAAATTGAATTTACAACTTGAATGCTTGAAGTTGTAAAATTAACATTGGCACCTACATTAGCACCAGTAGAAAAATTACCTGTTCCAATTGTAAGAACAGTTGCATTTACTACAGCAGAACCAATTGTTAAATCAAGTGGTGATAAATTTGCAGTTGATGTTGAATTAGAAATCTTAAGAAGATTTTGTATTGCAACTAAATTTATAGTTGAGTTGCCAACAGAAACACTAATAGCATTTAACTGTACATTTGCACCAACTTTTAGAAAATCACCGGTTACTGAAGTGTTTGAAAGAATGTTGAGATCATTAGTAGCTGTTGCATTACCGCCGCGCAAACCATTAGTCGCTACAACCGTGTTAGCGCCAAAGATACCAATAAGCTGTGCATTACCCGTTGTATTAGCTAATGTTGCATTACCACCAGTAATAGATGTAGAAACCGTAATAACATCGGTTCTTAAAGCTTCTAGAAGTTTATTAGTTTGTGTGATCCATGTTAAGAATGAATCTGTACTTATATTTACATTAGATACACTTCTAGACATTCTTATTTCCTATTATCTGAAGAAGCATGTGTTTAATTTCATTGAAATCATTCTTTAAACTTTCAACTTGTAGTTGTACTTCTTTTATGGTGCTTGATTGTTGACGATTTGCAACAATTGTATCATAGTAAGAACTATCAGTATTTATAATAGCCATAGTTGACGTATCTCGTGCAAACTGATTATCAATTTTAACTAACATTATGCTGATACACCAATGACTCTTATATCTTCAACTTCAGGGACCAAGTTAATGTTATTTGATAATAATACTATCTTGACTGCCATCACATTATACCCATCGAGTTCTACGTTCGTAGAAGCATAATATCTTACGATATTATAATTTTGTGGGTTAGTAAAAGCTGCAGTCTTATATTTAAGCCTATCAATCTTAAATCCTGATCCAATTACACTACTATTGGTTGTTGTACTATTTATAGTCATTGATGTTGTATTTGCAATTGAAGTTGCAATTGCTACAAAGTAGTTAGTATTAGATTGTAATGGATCATAGATTCTTATTAAATCATTATTAGCAAGATCAGTTGATAAAGAAGTTCCGACGCCTGTAATAGTAGCACTACCAGATCCAACTGTTACTGTGCCAGTTAAAGTAGAAAGTACTTCTGGATATTTTGGAAATCCATACGTTAATGCAATAACATCATTTGAATTCGTTTTGCTACTCTGAAGACCAGAACCATCAATCAGTTCTAAAGCACTCCAACTCTTGTTAGTATAAGCTTCACCATCAGCGGTATGATAAATTTTTGCATAAACTTTAATGTCTGTTCCAGATGGCTTATATGCAGTCATGAATACTCGAATATCTTCAGCAAATTTGTTATTTGCAAAAGAAATTTTATTACTTACATACTTAGAATGAGCACTACCAGAACGAGTAGTTTCATTTGTATAATCACTGTTAACGTCATATTGATAAGTAAACACGTTTAACATGTCAGTATGAAGAATTGGTGAAACATATAACCCGCCACTAGAAGCTGCATATGGCTTCTTAGCATTCAAATGTACTTTCATTACTGAAGATTTGTCTGAGTTATAAAGATAAGTTGGGGAACTGACTTCATTAGATCTAGACATCATCAATCCACTATATTTCGTAATGTAGTTATTACCATCAGAAGTGGTAGTTAAATATGATGTATTTACATAATAATTTCCACCATTTGAATATGCAAAGTTATGCTGAATGGTTAATTCTGTATCAATAGATTCTCTATTTAATTTTATATCTGGATCAAAGACGCTGATTGGCCTATTATCAACAGAAATTAGGTTAGCTGAATAGAGAGATGTTTCACCAAAGATATATGACCCATCAATATTAGCAGTAAATGTTGCACCGGATCCGGCTGAAGAGTTGGATGTCAATACAGTTGAATTAGATACAATGAAACTTGGAGCAGAAGCAAACCCAGCACCAACATTTGAGAACCTAAGAGCAACAATTCCACCTGCAGAATTTGTTACTACTGCGGCAGTTGCATTGAGAGTAGATCCACCACTATACACACGAAGGATATCGGTGTTAGTGTAAGAACTTCCTCCTGCAGTAACTGTCACATATCTAATACCAGAACTTTGAAACTTAACTGAACTGTTAGCATTCGTGTCAAAAAGAATCATATTATTTGTACCGTAGTCGGCATCAAATACTTTAGCAATAGCAGTCTTCTTTACAAAGGCTGTGGTATTTGCAAATGTTAATGGTTGATCCGTAGTCAAATATGTGTTATTTGCAATATAGGAAACTTGACGAATATCAGTGTTACTTCTGGTTAAATCTGTAACAACTATATAATCACCAATACCAAAGTCTTGAGTGAATACTGTGTTTGTTCCTATAAGAGCTGAATAAGAAGCGGATTCAGTTCCAATTCGTGTATCAACATTCACTGTACCTTGTTTAAAGAAACCTGAACCAGTAAATCCATGTGTTACGTTTGCAACTGTGTTACCATAATCTTGATACACAAATTCACCTGGATATGCGCTGTTTCCTGTCAAAGAATAACTTCCAACAGTAATAAATTCATAATCACGATGAGTAATTTCTACATCTGCTGTATTAGCTTTGAACTTAGCAGCAAAAACTTCAAACATTAAATCTTGATCATTTATTGCTCTCAACTGATCATTTGTATAATCAAAATATTTGCCATCGCCTTTACCACTTGCACCCGGTGATAGGTTAGAACCTGATTGGCCAATCGTACCAATTAATCTTTCACCTTGTTTATTGGTCCATAGTTGGTATCCATTATCTTCATAATCTACAACAATACCATATAGAGTATCTGTCTTAACGATTACTGGAGTATCAAACAAAACCTTTGCAGCATTACCAAATACTTTAGAGCCAGAAGAAATACCTGGAACTTTTATAGAACCAGAAAGAGCGCTATTGGTTTTAATTGCACTAGCATATCTAAGTATGCATACTACACTACAACCTTTTCCTGCGCCGAGTTGAATTGTATATCTTCCGGAATCAGTTTTCTTGTGATTCCACGTAAATTTACCAACACCTTTAATTTCATTCGTTCCTCTTCCATATGACCAATCTGGTAAGGCTATAGCGCCACGGCCAGCTTCAGCGGAATCAAGATACATTTTAGGCCCAACTGATTGTTTTTCAGTTGATGATAATTTAGAAATACCAGGGTAAGTAGCTGATGATGCTTGAATAAAGTTACCCTTCGTTGAACTGGAAACATTATAATTTCCACCTTTGTTATCTGATCCTTTTGCATTAAAGAATAATGTGGCAGTAGAATCAATTGGAGCAAAATCAAAATATTGTGGATCGATAGTTAATAAACTATCTTTTGGAACAACTATTTTAAATTTAGCATCAGTGTATAATGGACTATATGCATATGATTGAAGAGTTTCAGTATCAATCACATCTTTTTGAACTACTTGATATTGAAGAATTGGAATCTCGTCATATGATAAACGAACTAGCGAATCAGTTAAGATATTGTCTGGCTTTGGTTCATGGTTTCCTTCTACGGGGCAAAGATAAACTGAAACACCAGGATTAAGTATACCAGAAATAGACTTCAATGCATCTGGTTTAGCTTTGAAGTATAAATCAATGCCAGTTAAAAAGCAATATGGTGATCCATTTACGCGATCTCTAGGAACAAAAAAAGTTTGAATTGCATCGTACTTTGCCATTTAAAATACCTTTAACTATTTGTAAATGTTACTTTTACTGGTAATACACCTTCAGCTACTATCGTACCAGTAGAAGAACTTTCTTTCATTTGTAGAGTTTTGCTAGTGGATAATGTTTGGCCAACTGCTTGTGATTCTGTTATCTTTCTTGTATTTAACTCTTTTGAAACTAAGTCTGATGGGACAGTAGATAAAAAGAATTGAAAATTAGCAATACCATACTTATCTGATTTTATTGGATCGCCAATTTTTCCGCCAATAGGTTTACACTTTGAACTATTATCTTTTCCATCAAAGAAAAAATAGAACCGAGTAGAAGGTCTTAAACCGTTTACAATAAACTGGAATGTTTGGCTAATGGTTGTTCTAACTGGAGTAGTTGGTTTTGGTGGCAAAGATAATGGGTTTAAACCAAATAAGTTTAATCCTGAAAACAAAGTTTGATAAATTGGTGGAACAACAGCTTTTGGCGTAAACGTGGCAGGAATCTTGGTATAGAATTTGCCTTTGTTATATGTCAATGGAAGAGCTGAACCAACATTTGGAACACCAGTTGCTTGCAATTGACTTACAACAGAAACGCTTTCAAATGGTAACATCAACGTCTTGCCATATAAGCTTTGATTTATTGCTTCACCAGAATAAATCTTAAAAGGAAGATTTATTTGTTCATTTGCAGGTACTAATCTATTTCTTTCTGCATTATATCCAGCATTAAATTCTGGATCATTAATATCTGCATAATTTAGAGAAGTAAAGTTATCAATAAAATAACCAAACTTAAACCGACTAACTTGAGTATTTGCACTGCTTGGAATTACTTCATTTTTAACAGTATCTTCAACTAAAGATAGTGTTGAATAATATTCCAATGCTTCAACTCTATCCTGAAGGCTCTTAATGTCTCTCATTGTAAAGCCAGGTGTTTGACTATACTTGGTAGGATTAAGTTGAGCTTCTTTTGTAATTGAATAAAGTTTCTTTCTTTCATTCAAATTAGTATGATTAATGACTTTAGTATCAATGAAAGCTAAAGCATTAGCAGACAAGTTTTGGGGCAATGAAGGATATGGTGCAATATTAAGCAGTTCAATAACTAAACTATCGCTTGGAGTTTTTGGTGCAACTGGAGTAAGACCAGGTTTTCCCTTGATTACATTGAAATCACCATTAGATCCAATGATTACGAGATCTTTTCTTCCAACATAATATTCTGCATCAAATGTGATATCACTATCAGGCACAGGGAATTTTTGATCATTAACAGGATCACGCGTATTGCCAAATTTTGCAGTTCTTGCTGGTTCTGCTGGATGAATTGTAGCAGAAGCTTCAGTTGTGGACAAAACTGCAGTGTTTACAGAAAGAGGTCTAAAATCAAAGTATTCAATTAAATCTACATTCTGTCCTCTAGAAGTAATCATCTGAGGAATTTCTAATCTGTTAACGCTTATAGTAAGATTAGCTAATAGTTTAGTATCATTTTCAGTATATGAACCAATACTGAATAGCGTATTTGATAAATTGTTGGAGAAACAATCAAATTGAACTAATAGTCTATCACCACCCACCAAAGTCTGATTGGTACCAGGCTTAATGTAAAGATAGCTTTGGTTATATACGTTCTCATCTTGATTATGATCAATCACAAAGTTTCTTGTAACATCTTCTATTCCGGATGTAGCAGATGTGAATGTATTTGTTGTTCCCTTATAAACTTTTCTCAGTCTGAATACATCTGGTACGCCTAGAGTCCAAGGACCAGAAGTGTTACCCGTATTATTGGAGCAGTCTATACGAACAAATAGATTTCTTTGAGCTTGCTTAGCAATTGGAGTAGCATTAGTTACTTTTACATTATATGCAACAGCAACGTTATTTGCGCCGCTCAATGTCTGGTTTAAATCAATGATCATTGTTTGTTGAGCGATATCAACGTTTGCAACACGCCCAGTTCTTGTTGAAAGAGGAACAGGAATAAAAGCAGGGAAAGCAAACGTGGCGGTCGAAACAGCATTTGTAAAAGAAGCATAAGAATCAATAGTTAAAAATGTACCATTCGTAATGCTTGTGATTCTTCTATGATCAAATCCACCAGTAGAGTTTGCAGAAATTTTAATATAATCACCAGCTTCAAATTGAGTAGTAAAACTTGTTCCAGTTCCAACTACATTTGTCGTTGTAGTATTGACTGAAATAGTTCCGGTGATAGCAGCTGCAGCAGCAATATTGGCAAGGGGAATTACAATAATGTCTTCTTTTTCATTTGAATTGAGCGTACCAAGATAAGGGAATGTTTCATTACCAGTAACTGTTATTGTAATCTTACCAGCTGCGTTTGCAGTTAGCGCAGTTTGATTAATTGTTCTATACGTATATGAAATGTTGTTGACAGATTTAACTGCTTTTTCACCAACTCGGAAAACTAATATATCATTAGCTGTTCCTTGAAGAGATGCAATGCTTGTGCCTAATGAAGTTGTGTCTAAAATAACATCAGCTACACCATCATAAGTTGCACCATCATAGAACAATGAGCGAACATCTTTAAAGTTCTTGCCAGTGTTCATTGAAATATCAAATAGGTATAACCGATATATTGCTTGATTTGAACCAGGAATTCCTGATTCATATATCATTGACCTAATTCTTGCAGAACCAATTTCAGAACCAGCAGCAGTTGGTGCAATGCCGTAGTTTGATCCAGTCGTTAAGAATGTTTTAGCAGTATCGCGTAAAGAAACTACGTCACCTGTTGAGAATAAGAATACTCCTGCAACGTTCTTAACGTGAATAAAGTTTTCATAATTTACACCAGCAGATCTATTCAATGCAATTTCGGTGTCAACAGATTTATCAAGAGTTGCTCTGTAGTTACCCATCGTCTCTACGCGATAACCACTAATATATGCCTTGCCTGGATCAATGATTATATCAAAATTGTTTGCTTCGTTTGAAGTACCAGCATCAGTCCATTCAAAATTTTCATCAGAAAGAGTAGAAACCAAGAAAGGATCAAGAACATAATCACCACTTTCTTCGTATGTTCTTTTAGCAAGTTCATCTTCAATTGCTTTATACTGTGTTACTCTATTCTGTTTAAAGGGTTTACCTTCAGAAAATTCAACAATAGAGAAGAAGTCATTGTTTGCATCAGCATCAGTTTTATCAAGAACTACAAGAGTAGGAACTAGTTCAAGACGATCTGCGCCTGGTGCTGTATAATTAAATGTTCCTAAAGCATTATCAAGAAGAGACTGATCTTGATTGCTGTTCTTAATAATTTCTGTGGTATCAAACCCAACTACTTTTGCGTCAGGTGTATTTGAATACTTTTCAACAATGGTAAACTGATTTGCAACTCTTGAAAAATAACCTAATTGATATATTACGCCATTACTAATAGAGAAACCATATCCGGTTCCTACAGAAGAGTCTACAGTTGCAACAATAACTTTAGCAAAATAATTTCTTGATTCTAAAGAAAGAGCGCTTGGAGTGCCTCCAGTAGAAATAATAGTAGCAAAAGGAGGAACATAATATCCTTGGCCACCAGAAGTAACGGTAAGTGTTATAAGCTTACCTGCACCATCTGTGACGAGTGAACCAGTTGCGCCTGAACCAATTTTATTAATTAATCGTGCATTTGTTGGGCCAGTAGTTACTGTAATATTTTCTTCAGAAGCAAAAGTCCACTTTGCAGTATTTGCTGGGTTTGCGGTTAGGTCTGTATAAACTGGTCTTATTTTGAGAACAATTGCTTCAGCATTTGCTGTAGTATTTGCTTCTACAACTACAGCTTGAGCACCAGAAGTAGATCCAATAATTGTTTGGCCAGCAGAAAATGTAGAAAGAAGTCCTGAACTATTTGAGAATGTCTTTCCTGAAGAAGAATTCTGTACTGTTATGGAACTTAAAAATAATACTGAATCTGTATTTGAAAATCCTGTGCTTCCATTATCAATACCAACTTCATAAACTGATTCTTCTTTATTATAGATTATAATTTGGTCATTTGAAGAAAATGATGCTTCACCGGCAGTACCACTGTTTATATACTTTAAGTATAGAGTATTTAAATCGGGAGCTTGCGTTTCGAACCCAGTGTTGGATGCAATAACATACGCATGAACGTTTGTGGTTTCATTCCGTGCATATAGACCAGGATAACCTGCAACGTTTACTGGAGCTCCGGTATTGGCTTCACTATCTTTGATTTTAATATATGGAATATTGTCATGAAAAGTAAAACCACAACCATCAATTATTGTTCCGCGCTTAAAGATATTATCGCCAAACCGTTCAATCTGTGACTGAAGCATGGTTTGAAGCTGATTAAGTTCTCTAACCTGAACAGGAACTCCAGGCTTAAAAAGTACCTTATAGTAGTCATTATTACCATCATAGTCATCAAAATATGGTGGTGATTCAAGGTTTGTCTTAATAGGCATTTAGAGCTCCAAGATGATCTTTATTGTCTCTGTTTGTTCAGCTGAACGTGCAATTGGGTCCATGTTTTGAATGTATACTACATCGCCAGACCAAGGAACCAAGTCGCCTTTGTAAATCTTATTTATAGTTAATGTAGCACCGCTATTAGCACCAGTAATAGTATTAGCTATTAAAAAGTTTCCTTGCTCTTCTGTTACATAAATCGTATTGTTTAAAGTATTAGCAGTATGCAGATATGCATTAGCAAGGAATGCACCAGCAGTACCTTGAATTACTTTTTCGTCTTCTACATAAGTTCCACTGATTGCAATAGATCCTTCATATCTCTTAGCTTGAAGAAAAGTAGTATAAGGCTTAGTTGCGCTACTAATCTGAATAGAATTAATGTTTGCAGTTGCAAGAGATGTGTTACCAATTACAAACGAGTTAACAGTAAAGAAACCTACACTATTCTGAACTTGAATTAAGTCAACATCAAACGTATCAATCGTTCCAGATGCACCAACATTTGCTAAGAAGATTGTAGCAGTTGAATCTGTAAACAACCCATTTGACATTAAACTTATAGACGTTGTGTTTGCAATTGAACCAATTTTTGCTAACATTCTTCGTAAAGAAACAGGAGTTGTATTAACTACTGCAGATAAACTTGCACCAGATCCACCCGTCGTGGTTACTCCAACTGATGGCGCTGATGAATAATCATATCCCGAAGAACTCAAAATAGCTGAACGTATAACGCCATTTGCGGTGTCAACTGTACCTGAAGCATTAGAACTTGAAGTTGAACTACTAATTTGAACTGATTCATTTTCTACATAACAAAATCCATTTTCAACAATAGTCACAGAAGTTAATCCACCAGTTACATTTGTTGTAGCTAATCCAGTTGCAACATTCACTACAGAATTTACACCTTTGATGTTTACTGTTTGGTTATTTGTAAACCCAGCACCTCCATTAGGAACTGTAGCCGTGTATACTGCATTAGTTAATGATGCACTAAGTGGTGTAAGAGAATGTGTTTGTATTGATGTAGGAACTGATGTTAAATTAATAGCAGCACCACTATTTGTTGCTGTTAATTGAATATGAGTAGCATTTGTTGTAATTACAAAATAAGAAGTATTATTAGTTAATCCACCCAAAACTGTGTTTCCACTGTTTGCAATATATGTTACAATATCATTGTTAACAAATCTCGTTTGGTTTGTGCCAAGACCAATAAATCCATTAGTTGTAGAATTACCTATTAAAACAGAAGTTGTGTTACCAAAGAAAGTTTGAGCTGTAGTATTAGAAAATAGAACAGTTCCATTTACGTAACTTGCTTGGCCTCGAACAGTTACTGTTTCATTATTCGTATACCCTTTTCCTCCGGAAGTAAGAGTAATGCTTGTAAGTCCACCAGTAGCATTTGTTGTGGCAAACCCAATAGCTGAAGAATTTCCGGAAGTTTGACCCGTAATTCCCAAAGATTGATTATTTCTGAATCCTGATCCACCTGAGAAGAATGTAAGATTAGTGATGCTATTGAATCTTACTTCCGTGATTGCTCCATTTACAGTTACAGCATATGCTACTGCGTTTGAACCACCGCCACCTGTGAAAGTTAAGCTTTCACCAGTAACGTAACCACTTCCGCCTTGAGAAACAAGAATGTTAGTTACTTCTGAACCTTTAAGATCTGCAATGTAAACATAGTCATTTACTTTAAACGTGTCTTGAAGATTAATACTATTTGAAGTAATAGTATTACTTATATTACTAATCGTAACCATTCCGTCTATTTTAATTGGTCTTACTTGATAAAGCTTTTCATTTGCTGTAAATGTACCAGAAATATTTCCAACAGTTAATCCAACGTTTGAGAATGCAGGATCTTTAATGATACCGATTACTCTATAATCGTTTTCAGTAAGAATAGTATTAGATTCACCATTTGCAAATGAAACACTAATTCCTGCTCTGGAACCTCCAAGTTCGGCTTGAACATTTGCGCCGTGACCACCCCGTGGAGGTATAACAACCGACAGATTAGCAGAATTAGAAATAGAGATAACATTTGAAACTTGAACATTTGCAAAAGCAAAGTAATATCCGGCGCCTCTATTTAATACTTCAACTTTATAGATTGAATTGCTTGCTGCAGTATTGACCAGTGCTCGTGCTTCAGCTTCGGTAGTTTGTTTTCCATCACCAGTGATTAAAACTAAAGGAGAAATTTCATAAGTAGAAGTTGCATCTGGCGTAGTAGTAAATGCACTATTGACTATGATCTGTTTAGTATTTCCTGAAACCCGATAACCATTTACTTTTCTGTAACCGCCTTTTCCTTTTCCTTCAGTGATCTTAATGATACAACTATAATATTGATTATTTGCAGGAGAAGCATCAGATCCTACGTTATATACTAAATTATTACCATTTACAGCAACGTCTTCAGTTTTAAATTGCCCGCTATAAAAATTATTATATCCGGCACCATTACTTGAAACTGTAATAACATCAATTGCACCAAATATTGCATTTGCAGTGACATTAGTATCTTCTACTACTGGTATGTAACTAGTTGTTGCAAATTTATCAAATACATCTTTAGTAATTGTAAAAAGATATTTCCACTGATATCCATCTGAAGTTTCATAGATAATATCATCTGCTGCAGTTTCATTATAATCAGGTCTAATTGTAGATGACGCACCATTGTTATTAAACAAGCATTTAAATACGTAATAATTGCTTCCAGCACGCGATATTGTATAAAACATCTTTCCAAATAATTCACCATCTTGATCGCTGTATTGTGTGTACACTGTCCCGGCTGTCCAATCATACCGTGGAATCATAACTTTAACATCATTACCGGTAATTTGTTTTCCAAATACCATCTGTCTATAAGCATCAATACTCAATGATTGAGTGCTATTATTTGGATACGCAACATTAGAATCACCACCAGTATATTCAGTATGTTTACCGGCAAACGCATAAAAAATAGTATTTGCGGGTTCAGTTAATGATTCAATAAACTGATTAACCGAATAGTTTTTAAAATTATTTGTGACAAGTTTATGTGTATTTGCTGCCATTTTACAATGATTCTATCTTTACTGCGGTTAAATTAGCGGTTGCGGCAGTTGTATTATTAGAATACAATACTACTACACCATTGGAAGTCGAATTAGCACTGAAAGTGCCTTGCGTATTTGAGATTACTAGTATATTTATTACTGATGCAATATTGCTTTCACGAATAATTTGAGTATTTGATGTTATTGATGTAGCATTAGCTACACTGTTTGCCCCAAGAATTTGTTGGTTAGACACGAATGATCCAACAACGTCTTTTACAATTAATGTTGTAGTATTTGAAAGCACTACGTTTCCTGTTGCTGAATTTTGAGAAACTATCGAATTTATTACACCATATGAATTGGAAGTAGAACCAAATACTTGTCTAGTATTAGCAAAATTACCAAAGATATTAACCACTTGAATTGCGGTTGAATTGACTGATACGACTTTACCTATTGCAGTATTTACATTATAAACATTAGCAGATACGCTTGAATTAAGTTTATATTGATAAACTGATTCACCATTTGAGAAAGAATTAGAAACATTACTCAAGAATAATGTCTTTACTTGCTGATATGCTGTTTGTGATGTTGAGAAAGTTGTTGATGTAACACCATTAGCGATTGCAGTAGTAGATGAATTAGAACTTAAAATTGTTGCATTGTTAGTAATTGAACCTGAAGTAGTTGATACTCTAATCAATGATGAATTAGATGCAATAACTGTTCCAATAAATGTTTCTGATCCAACTGAACCCTGATACACTCTTTCACCAGAGACAAACGATTGAGTAGTATTGCTTGGTAAAGATACATTCTTCGTAATAATATCAACTAAAGGATTAACTACTATCTTACGTTGAATGATTGATTCAATATTTGAAGTATTTGCAAAAGTTCCTCTAGTATTTGATAAGTATAGAGTTGTGTGAGTTGCGTTTGAACTCTTATATTGCAAATAACCAGATGCAGCATTTACTTGTGTATTAGACTGATATACTGTTGCTCCTACTTCATATGAAACTGTAGTATTGCTTAATACTAATTCAGCAGACGGATAATCTTTAGCATAACCAGTTGCAGTGTTGACTGAACCATTTGTTTGATACACAAAAAGATTAGGAATAATCTCTTCAGTATTTGCTACATTTTTAAATACCACATTAGCTGTCGTTAGATTTACATTAGCAATCTCTATTGGTAACTCATTAATTTCTTCGAGTAGTACTTTACCAAATACTTCAGTACCTGCTACATGTAAAACTTTCTTAAACATGTCTGAATATTTTTCAAATGGTAGTCTAGAAATAATCTGATAAGAATATTCTTGATAGAATTGACCATCAAATAAGTTTGAATTTTGACTCAAGAAGCCTTTTTGATTTCTAAAATATCCTTCACCTTTTCCTTGCTTTTCAAGAATTAACTTAGCTGTTCCAAGTAGTGAACCATCTTGTGAGATAAAATCTAAAACATCACCATTTGCATATCCAAAGCCAGAATCAGCTAAGTCAAGTGAAACTACGTGACCATTGGCGATAGTTGAATTAGCAGTAACGTTTGCATTGATTCCTGACTTTGTATCATCATAATCAAATGCTACTAAGTTAGCAGAAACACCTGAAGATAAACCAATAACCATACTATTAGTTGTGACTTCAAAGAAATTTGCAAGGCTTAACCGTTTAACATATAGTGTTGAATCATTTACAACACCGTGAATAAGGGCTTGCGTGTTGACGGTTATGTTAGCAGTATTCACGGTGTCAACAATAGCGTTTGCAACGGTTAAAGTTCCTCTAATCAAACCATTTGAACTATTCGAAGACACTTGAAAATTAGAAGAAACAGAATTAATTGTAATTGATCCAACTCGTGTTGTTGGGTTTATAGAAACACTTTGAACAATTGCATTAGCAACAACTGTCGTGCTATTGGCATATTGTTGAATTTGTTCATTTACCTGGAAGAAGTTATAACTTACTAATGTTACAGTCGCATTTGCACCTGAAGTTGCACCTTTTATTTTATAAACACCATTTGAAAACCCATTTGATACTGGCCTGATGGTCATCGTTCCAGCATTAGAAGTAATGACAGAAGTTTGCAAAGTACCATAACCAATATTTGCAGTGCCATTTGATTGATAAATTATTTCTCCAAGAGTGAAAGGAGCGGTTGCATCAGTAACAGTGAGTATATCTACATTACCACTCGTAGCACTTGATACTGTTAATATGTTAACATTTGCAATGTTTCTACTTTGTTGAATTAATTCACCATTAGCAAAGTTTCCTGTTGCGTTCATAACTGTAAAGATATAATCATTTGCACCCTGTGCAACAATTGCAGGTTCAACTACTGCAACAAATGGATCAAGCGTATAGTTTGTGCCCTTACTAATACCAGTAATTGCAGTAATAGTACCAACTACTTTGCTTGAAATATCTAAACAGTCAAGAATAATAGAATTTATGTTTCCAACTGGAAATTTAATAAACCCATAACCATTTGAAGAAATGCCAGAACCAGTACCATCTAAGATAAATGCAGTATTTGTAAAATATACGTTTGCTGCATTGTTTGAAGAAATTAAATCTTGATTAACTACTACAGTTTCTTCATGTGATAAACCGCCAACTGAGAATCCGGCTAGAGAACCTTCACTAACAAGTTCGATATTTGCTATAGTTGATGAGCCAGGAATAATATTGATGACACCAGTAGCATTTGTAGATGATGTTCCACTTTGAATTGTGAGAGTTTCATTATCTATGTAATTAGATAATCCTGATGTAATGGTTACTCTTGTTAATCCACCAGTAGCATTTGTAGTAGCTGTGGCAGTAGCCGTGCTAATAGTTGAAGTACCACCAATCAAAGTTAATGCTTGAGCATTAACAAATCCAGCACCACCAGTAGAAACAACTACAAACCCAGATGGAGTTTGAGCTCTAATATAATTTGATTCAAGTTTAGAAAATGCATTATCTACATCGTAAACCCCAATGGCTGTAGAAAATGAATTTACTTGTGCATATGTAGAAATGGAAGCTCTTGCGTATATATTTGCAACGGATGGTCGGAATATCCCATTGACATTAGATATTGTTAATGTTAGATTTGCTGATGTTCCTATTGCATTATAGACTATGCCATTTGCCCATTCAACAGTTGAATTTCCTTGATAAACTTCATCATTTATTTTAAATGAACCATGTGAATCATAGCAATATAAAACTATATTGCTAGAAACACCCATAACATTTGCGGTTGCTGTCTTATCAGTAATGCTTGTAGCAGTAGCATACGTAGCATTTCCAGATATGTAAAGCGTGCTTGTTCCAAGTTCAACATTTCCTCTGTTCGTATTGACTAACAACTCACCAGTTTTAGTTACAGTATTTTGAGTGACTGCTAAAATTCTTCCATTTGCTGCAAGCGAACCATTTGAATGATATTTTTGAAATACATCTTTTGGAGCAAACGCACCCGTTATCGTTGTGAATATGATATTTGCTAATGGTTGTGTAACTTTCTCAAATAGCAAGTATGTGTTTGGAACAGAGGTATTTGCCATAATCACATTATTAACAACTAATACTCTCTCAGACACAATGACTTGAGCATTAGTAGAAAATCCCCATCCGCCATCGACTAATGCAAATTCAACAACGCCTGTAACATTATCAACTTCTGTTACTCGACCTTTTGCTTGAGCTCCTGTAGTAGTTGAATCAATATCAACGATGTCTCCTACAGCAAATCCTGAACCACCTGCAATTACTTCAAACCTAGAAAGTGATCCAATGATTCTAGGTGAATCACTAAAATTGTTAGAATAAGAAATTGGTTCATGAACTTGAAAATCTTTATTGATGTTTGATATGAAAAAAACATCAATGTTTTGAGAATTAATTCTTTTTCTAATTAATTTTTCAACGAAAGCCGTAGCGCCAGAAAGAGCTCCTGTAATTTGGCTTCCTACAAAATTGATATTATTAGGTTGACGAGTGACTTCAAGATAATACGGAGTTGTGTATTCACTAGCAGATAACCTAAAGATGTCATCTGCTGGAACATAAACTTCTGCAGGAATACCATAGACTAGTCTAAAAAATAGGTCTATAGATCTTTGAGATCCTTTAGACTTATAGAATTCTAATGCGTGCTTAATAAAAAGTTGTTTATTTGAATCAGTAGTGAATACAATATTCTTTAAATATTGTTCTTTAAATTGCTTTATGAAAGTATCTAAAGTTCTATCAACATCACTATATTCTAAAAGACGGCGAGAATGATATAGAGTATTTCCGTTTTCTTCTAACCATTCATAGTACGCTTTAACAAAAGCAATGAACATCTCTCCTTCTTCATTATAGAAAGAAGGAAATTGTGACTGGATTAATGTCGATATATTTTTTTCAATATCTTTCATTATATACGAACCTGTTCAATTGCAATTTCAACATCGTCTGCAACTATTTGCAATATTGAATTCTTAGTTGAGAATATATCTTTAAGTAGAGGTCTAACATAAATTTTAATGCTTGAACCATAATATGATTGAATATTTAATCCTGTAATATTCAATCTTCCAGTTGTATAGTCGACGGTTCCAGCCGGAGCTAATTTCTCAATTGAAGTACTATCTGCTTTTACTATATTAAGACTACCTAAACCATCATCTTGTAATCTAGCGACACGATTTTGAAAATCAAAACTACTAGAAAATACTGGACTAGTACTTCTATTATTATGCCGCAATTTACCAGAAGTAACACCACTCTCTAAAGCAAAATTAAAATCTAATACAATAGGAGTATTACTATTCAATTGTGGGCGAATCTTCTTAACTGCTTCAATGTCCGTTTCATTACCAACAATGTTTTCATTTGCATTATCAATAGTAGTGACTAATTGACTATATCTTAATGTTTTATTAAAATCATTTAGATAAGTAGTAGAATAAGTGCTAATGGCTGATAAGACAAATGATTTAATATCACCAGCTGACAAATCTGTAGTGTTAATATTGTAACGAACAAGACTTGAAATATAAACAAATGTCATTTCAGGCTCAATGATAATTGGTTCAATAGATACCGGGCATCTTGTCTTTAAGAAACTATAATACTCATCACGCTTACTTGCAGGTAAGCCATCAACTTGATCAATATCAACAGCAACAAACACCCGACCATATTGTGGAGGATCTACATCTTGACCGCCATAAGCTGATACAGCAAGAACTTCTGGAAAATTAATTTTCAAAAGATTTTCATAATCTTCAGTAGTGATTGCTCTTTCCTGAGCCGTAAAATAACGTGGAGCATTAAATTTAACAGATTCAATTGATTCATTAACTGAACCACCTATTGCGGCAGCAATTGTGCCAACTTGAACGTTTGATAGTCCGCCAATAGCGCCGTCAGATATAAATTTAAATGCACCATTAGGAATTTCACCATTTGTTACACGATATTCACATAAGACAACAGCATTATCTTTTGGTTTTCTACCACTAATTCCATCACCAAATAAAACTTCATATTTTTCATTTTGTGCAGCTTGAACAAAATATATTTGCGAATTGCTAGTCTTATCAAGTAATGATGTTGCTAGTGTATAATGGATAGTATTACCACCATTATCTTCAATAGAAGCAATGGTAATTGAATCCGTATCAATATTAGTGCTATTTAAAATGTATCGTTGAGTAGTATTTGCATAATTGACAACAAAACTTTCACTAACGTAATCACCTTCGTAAATGTCTACATTTTCAGCTGAGTATGTTCCATCGGTTCCGGTAAGAATTAGATTCTGATCAGTGACAAATACGAAGTTATTAGAACCAACCCTAGAAGTGAACGAGGTGCCCTTTGGTGCAATGATTGAAGTAACTGATGTGTTTCCACCATAAACTGTAAGATCAACGATGGCACGAGCTGACTTAAAAGATCTTGGAACATAATTCAACATCTTAGCATGAGAGACTACGCTGTCACGTAATACAGCAGTATCCATAAACATTTCATTACCAATCATGTTCAAATAGAATGAGTTCGTATAAGTATTATATGAAAGTATGTCCAATAGAACGGACATATTACTTCCTTCAAAATCATAATCTTTAAAAATATCTTGTGATTTAAGATATGTTTTTAACTGAGTTTTGAATGAAGCAAAGTCAAGATTGACTAAATTTATACTGTTATTTGCCATTATCGAACTCTTGATAGTTGAACGGTGAAAGATACAGGCTGCTGACTATTTGAGATGAAAAACTTAATAGTAACTACTAATAAATTTTGTTCTATATATGGAGTTACTATTACTTCTAAAAGTCCAGCTCTTGGTTCATATCTTTGAATAGTATTTTCAATTACCGTCTTTAAAGCAGATACTGATGCTGGAGTGAGTGGTTCAAAAAGTATCTTGTTTATCTCACAACCAATGTCTGGTTGAAATAGTCTTTCATATTTATTTGTAAATAAAAGATTCCTAATAGATCTAATTACAGCCTTTTCATTGATGTTTTTTACCAATTGCATGTTATCTGGATGGGCATCCAAATTGACGAGAAAGTCACTGAAGTATTCAGTTTTTGGAAGTACTGTAGTTTTTCTATCTGAAAAAGTTATATCCATAGTAGTTCTTTTTATTCCTATTTATACCCGCGGAATAGCAGAAGCAACCACACTCGTTGCTTCATTTACCGCATCTTGAACAGTTGGAATTGGAATACATATTGGAGAAAATATAGCTTTAATTATATCACCGATCACGGGTAAACTTGTAATAAAATCCCATATTGTCTTATACAGAAAATTGTAAATTGAATCAATCATATTATTAACTTGCATCAGCAATTCAACACTCATCATTTTCACTGTATTAAACATATTGTCTATTGCTTTAAATAGCCATCCCGTAAGACTGCCAAAAGATAATCCATTTAGTAGATCAGAAATTTTCATTCCAAAATTCATCATTTTTCTAGCAAGAGACATTACCTCATTAAATCCTCCCATGACCATATCTTTTAAATCAATAGCCTTAGCAATTGCAAACACTTTAATTTTTTCATAAAGCTTATTGACTATTTCACCAATAGATGGAACTTGAGGAAGAGTAAAACTAAATAAGCCTAAAGATATGCTATCTAAAAAGTCAGTAAGTATACCTACCAAATCCATGATTGGCTTTAAAATAATGTCCTTATATTGTTTCATAATCATTTGAAAAATATTAGGTAAAGAAATGTCAGGAAGATTTAAATCAATATAAAATGGTTTTGGAACAAAACTCCAAAGAACATCTAAACCATTGTCAATTGCTTCTCGTATTGCTTTGTAGATTTCTTTAGGAGATATTCCGCCAACAATAATATCGTAAATGGATATTCCTAATCCTAAAATCTTTGGAAAGAATGAACGAAAAAGATTACTAAGCCCAACAAAATCAAGTATCTTTTTAACGCCTTTAATGATTAGATCAAAAAAAGACATATCATTTAAATGTGATAGTAAATGACAAACTTCCATGTTAACGATGCTGATATAAGATCTAGTTCTTTCAACTAAATTACCTGCAGCATCAACAATATCTTCAACCGTCGAGAACATCTTTTCTTGGAGGGTTCCAATGATGTCTGGAACTACAATTCTTGAAAACAAAGGAGGATGCGTTAAACTGTCTTTGATTTGATTGTATAAAGAATCAAATCCACCAAATGGTCCATTCATACATACGATAACCATATCAACCTCCGTTTATACTTACTTCAGGAGCTTGAAGTGTTATCTTAGTATCTGAATAGATTTCTGCTTCTCCCTTTACGATGATGGTTGACTTACCTTCAACAAAGACTTTTTCATCTTTAAGAGTAACGTTTGTATTGTTACCTTTAATATGAGTAGCCTGACTGCCATCTGCGGAAATCTCAATGTATGTTCCAGATGAATGATAAATGTGAATTCTATTTGCACCAGGCGTATCATCAAATTCAACAGTGTGCCCAGATATAGTTCTCATTACATGATTATAAGGGTACTTAGCAGCGTATGTTGGTTTTGGTTCTTTGAATGTTACGCCAGGGTTAGCAGAACTTTCATAATCAATTTGTGTTTTTGGTATGTCATTTACTTCTCTAGCAAGAGCATTCACATCACTTAAATTTGGATCATTGTTATTGTGTTTAGAAATTGATCCAATTATCATTGGAATATTTCCTTCAGTTCCTGTTAAAAAGAAACCAAAGACTTGTGATCCATTGAGAAGACCATTAGGTGAGATTCCAATCCCATAATAGCTTGCGCTTTGCACTGGACTAATTGGACGAGCCCAGATTAAGTTTTCAGTATAGATTCCATCTTGTAATGCAGGAATTCTTACTTTAGCTCTGCCTAATTTTAAAGGATCATTGATGTCTTCTACTGTACCTATGAACCACCGAAGAAGTCCGTCTCCTCCTAAATCATTTAAACTATTCATAGTATAGTTTCTCCATATGCTGGTCGTATTAACTCTAAAGACATACGATATGAAAATGAAGCATTTCCTTGAACGCTTATCATATGTCTAATTTTTGAAATTAGAAATTTCCCAGACATGTATTTGCTATAGTTAACTTTTTTCATATCTTCTACATCACTACTTGCTACTGGCAACTGTAGATCAACTGTGTCTCCACATGTCAATGCTGCATCACCATACACGTGTATTCTCGTTATATTACTTGTGCATAAATTAATATAAAAATCTCTTAAAGGTTGTTCATATGAGAACGTTTCACCTTGAGTAGAATCCCATACTGTAAACACTGTGATTGCAGGCTGTTTGCTGTTATCAGTAATGAACGTAGAAAGATGAGGAGAAATATTGACTCCAGCGCCTCTAAGGAATGCTTCAATGTTTGGTTTAGTCACAAACTCAGTTACTACACCAGTTGCAATATCTAAACGTTTATGAACTGTATGTAAACCACCTGATGCAATAATATCTGTAGCGTTATCTTGCACTATTCCCTGATAACCTAATATGTTTCTAAATCTTGCAACTGATGGATCATCACCTAATTTAAGAAAAAACTTAGCATCGGCCGGACCTTTGATATTGCTTATTAACCATTCAAGCGTCACAAAATGAAACCCATGTACGTTCTCAAAGAAAAGAAAAGTATTGGATACATATGATTTAGATATTGCTTTCTTTCTTAAGAAATCTATTGCTTTTAACGGTTTGAGATTTAGAACTTGAATAGACTGAGTGCCTTTAGTATTATCTACTGATACTTTTTTATTAGAGTTTAAATATGTTTTTACGAATCGAGGAATTGCTTTAGAGATCTCTTCTCCAGTAATTGCTTCTGTCACAACTTGGTTTGAATGTTGAATAACTTCTTCGCTTAAGCACTGTAAAACATATTTAGAAGTTTTAAGTTGATTGTCATATGTACGCAATCCAATCTCATTTACAATAAATCTTCTTTTCACACTGCCTTCAAGTTTAGGAGTAGAGTATTCCATCTCAAGATATACTTTTTGTCTCAATAAAGGAAATGTTTCAATGATATTGATCTGGTCAATTATTTCAACATCGCAGCTTACGAGCGCATTGAATATTGATTCATAAATGTCAATACTGGAGACTTGAGAGATTATACTCTGTTTAGTTTTTCCATCATAAGATATGATATTAATTGCAGTTATTAATATGTCATAATTCAATTCATTGTTATTAGTCATTGATCAATTGCCTAAATTGAGAACTTACAATATCCGTATAAGCTTTATCGAGAACATTAATATTCTTTTTCTTTGTGTTTAAATCTAATTCATAATCATAATAAGAAATTGGTATGAAGTATACAAACTCATCTTCTGATATTGGAGTGCTTATGGTCGTTACATCTTGAACAGTTGCAACTGCACCGGAATCATTACCAGTAATATTATTAGCATTAATAGTTCCAGTAATATGCTGTATTGTTAGCATAGATGAATTACTAAATGCAACGAAAGCTGTTCCTCCACTTGTGCTTTGAGTTATCTTTTCACCAGTAGCGAAAGTGGTGTTAGTTGTTAAAGTAATATTTGCACTAATTATTTTATTTGTTGAAATCACAATATCTTCTTTAGACCTAACGTATTCATAGGGATTACCATATAAATCCAAGACTGGAGCCCAATACTTTTTACGTGAACTCGGTGTAAGAGAATTATATTCTGATACATCTAAAGTAGAATCATCATTGTAATAATGGGTATGATAGAAAGCAATGTCTCTTTGAGCCTTATATATTGAACCATATTTCTTTTCAATGTAACGATCAAAATCAATTCGACTTAAAGAATAATCAAAATATGGGTCTACTACATTATTGATATGATGTAATATCCAAACATCATCCGAATCTTGGTAATAGTCATATGCAATATGTTCAATTTTTTGTCCTTCATTCATGGTATATGGGTAATACTGAGGTGTATTACTTATCTTGACACGTGAAAAAATATTCCGTGCAAGATTATTAGCATAAGATATGATTGGAAGATTTGAAAAATATTTCATTTAGTGAATACTCCCAAAGGATCTAATGGCTTAATTGCATTTGGAACGACTTTTCCAGAAGTATCATAAAATTCTCCAGTATCATCAATATCTTCTCTAAATAATGGTCGTATTTCAGCAAACACTAGTCCAATTCCAATAGCTGTTGGATTTTTATCATTATGAAATGATAACCCATATGGTGCATAGTCAACATTGATTGCTGTTAGCGCGCATTCTTTGATTGGAAACATTGAACTTAATTTATCAGGATAAAGTTTTATTTTACATATTTCAGGATATTTTAAGAATGCTCCTATTTCTCCAGCAGGTTGTGATAGTGTTCTTTTTCTTATCTGTTTAATAATAGATTTAAGAAGAAGCATTTCTTCTCGTGATTCTGGAACAAATATCCATGAAAATTGAAATGCTCTAAGCTCTGGTCCAACGTAAAAAGCCCCAGGAAAGGGGTTCATTGAATAACCTAATAAATTTCCTATTGACGCAGCAAGATCTACACCAAGAACACTATTTGGAACTTTGCTGTTTGGATTTTGCATTGCTGTTCCTAATCCATATAAAGCCGCTTCACCTATTCCTACCGCAGTATTTTCAAGTTTTTTTGCAAGTCCTGTCCAAGAACTTGCACTAAGATTATTTTGCCAATCAAGATTTCCAATCTTTTGAACAGCATTCATTGCTAATCCAGTTGCTCCAAAGTTAGCTGTGTGCCAACCTAACCCTTGTGCATCTGTTAACTGGGGTGGCAACGGTAGATCAACCCTATATGAAGGATTAAATTTAGTACTATCTTGTTTATTGTCGCCAAAATATGGTCTGACGTATTCACCAAATTCTAATTGTATAAAATAATTGCTATATGTTAAATCTGGAGGATATGTTTGAAACTTATAAGACTTATCATCTTTATATTTATTCATTTCATCAGTAATATTTTTTGCTTTGGGTCTTTGTTCATTTAATCTGTTGATTCCAGATCGATCTACTTGGTCATTTTTAATTCCATCACCAATTCCACAAGAACTTAGCGTAATCGTACAATGTTTCTCACTTGTAGCTGAAGTAAATATGCCAAGGACATCTCCAACGGCTCCAGAAACACCATCAAATAAACCACCTACCGCTTTTGATGCACCATCTAATAGACTTCCTGCCGCATTAGTGACACCACCAATGACGCCGTTAACCGCTTTATTTGTATAACTACTTACTGACATTTATGTTTTCCTATAAATACGATTATGAGCTATAAAGGTTACTTCAAAGCAAAATATCCAAGTAAATATAAAGGCAACCCGACTACTATTATTTATCGGTCTTTATACGAACTAAAGCTAATGGCGCACTTGGATAAGAATCCAAACGTGTTGGAGTGGGCATCAGAAGAGTTCTTTATACCCTATAAGTCTCCTATAGATGGAAAAGTTCATCGTTATTTTCCTGATTTCTGGATCAAAAAAAGAAACACAGAAGGCATAATTGAAACCGTCGTGGTTGAAGTCAAGCCATATATTCAAACCATTCCTCCAGTTCCCAAGAAACAAATAGACAAGCGGTACTTAACTGAGGTGCAAACTTGGGGTGTAAACCAAGCAAAATGGGAATCCGCAAATAAATATTGTAATGCAAAAGGCTGGAAATTTTTAATAGCTTCAGAAAAAGAACTTGGGATTAAACTCTAATGGCAACTCCTCTTGATTGGTTTAAAGATAAAGTAGAAGAATTGAAAAGCATCTCTGCTCCTGGAAGCATGAAGCAGGGTAATATTAGAAATGGAGTAGGCCAAATGTTTTTATTTGGCTATAATCCAAAGCACGCCGCTACTCTTAAGTACTATGATACTTTGCCATTGGTGTTTCCGTTTAGAATTGAAACAACTGGATTCTATGGATTAAACTTACACTATTTACCATATGCTTTAAGATCTGGTTTAATTAACAGTTTGTCTTTAAATAATAATAAGAAAGACAATACTACACGAGCCATAAATATAATGTCTGCTAGTTTCTTTGAGCCGTGCATAAAACATTACTTATTTGGTCATGTAGCATCAAAGATGATGTACATCAATCCTGATGAATGGGAAAAAGCTATATTGCTACCAATAGAAGCATTTAGAAAGTCCAACAAAACAGCAGTCTGGGCCGAAAGCAAAAAGAAATTAGGAATACGATAAATGGCAACAGGTAATGAAATTTTAGATGCAACTACTCAAAAAGCCGTAAGAGAAGATCAATTACGTGCATTATATTTTGAAGATGCAAAAACAGGAACTGGCGAAATAACCACTGAGCAATTTAGATCAACTTATTCAAAACCTGTATTTGAAAGAGGAGCAACGCCAACGCCTCCTCCATATGATCCAGTAGATCCAAACAAATTTAGAATAAGCAAATTAAAAGAAACTCTTTCAAAGGTTAATGTTCAAAAGACAAACTTATTCACCGTAACTATAAAGAATAGCAATAGATTTATAAGTGACTCACGATTTAAAGAACAAGATTTAGTATTATTATGCCACGATGCAACATTACCTGGCGTTGGTCTTTTTACTACAAATGATTATAAAAGATTTGGTGTAGGATTTCAAGAACAAGTTCCATATGGTGCTGCTTTTAATGAAATCTTTTTACGATTCATAGGTGATGGTCAAGGGCATGTATTAAATTTCTTTGAGACATGGATGAATAAAATTGTAGCATTTTCAAATGCGCATGATTTATCCGCACCTCAGCAATCAGTAGATGGGGCGTATTTATGGGAACCGGGTGAAGTTGCTTATAAGAAAGAATTTCAAACCGAAGTAGTAATTGAAACATATAATACAGCCGGTGGCACTATTGACAAGTATACATTATATAAAGCTTTTCCAGTAGCTTTACGTGATGCAGAATTATCTTGGGCCGCAGAGAGTCAAAACAGTTTAATGTCAGTCATATCTCAATTTTCGTTTTTGAACTGGAAATCAGAAAGATTTGACACAGCAAACATGATTAAAGCACAACTTCCAGGATTAAAGTTCATACAAAGCCTTTTAAAACTTGGTTCAATTTATTCTACCTTTTCAGCTATTGGTGTTCCTAATAGCATAGCCGACATAATTCAAACATATAATAACGTAAATATTATTGGACGTAATTCCAGAAGTATTTTTTAATTTGGAGTGAGATATGCAATTACCTAAGATTCAAACACCGATTTTTAATATCGAAATACCATCTATTAAAAAGACAAAGAAGTTTCGTCCATTTCTTGTAAAAGAAGAAAAGATACTTTTGCTTGCACAACAAGGAAATGATAGTGATCTTTTAGATGCAATTACACAGATCATTAACAACTGTTGCTTGGAAGACCTAAACATTTCATCACTTGCCAGTTTTGATTTGGAATATATCTTTTTAAAGTTAAGAGCTAGGTCTGTCAATAACCTAGTTGAACTCAAGTACAGAGACAAAGAAGATGATAAGGTCTATACTTTTGAAGTTGATCTAGATAACGTTGACATTATCTATGATTTAAATCATACGAATAAGATTAAAATCAATGATCAATATACAATTCTAATGAAGTATCCTGGGATTGATCTTCCTGATCAAATTAAAATGGTTTCACAGGATGATGTATTTTATAAGATGATTGTAAATTGTATTGATAAAGTATATAATGATAATGAAATATTCAAGATGAATGAGTACTCATTTGAAGAAGCTAAAAATTTCATTGATAACTTAGATGTTCCTACTTTTGAGAAGATACAGCATTTCTTCAATACAATGCCTAAATTACTACATAGGCTTGAATATGTCAATTCTAATGGAACTCCTAGAGTAATAGAAATACAAGGAATCAAAGATTTTTTTATGTAGCGCTGAGTCATACCACGCTGAATAATTACTTTACGTTAATATTCGCTTTGGCTCAGCACCACAAATATTCTATATCAGAGATTGAAAACTTGATTCCATTTGAAAGAGACATTTATGTTGATATGTTATTAGACTTTTTACAAAAAGAAAAAGAAAGACTCAATAATCAATAGAGGGCAATAAATGTCGAGTGAAGTCTTAGAAGAAAAGATTGATCTTGATGGGGATGGAAAAGTGAGTAATAAAGAAATCAGCGTAGCTGAAACTAGATTTAAAAATAGACGTCGAATGGCGTGGTTGGCTATGGGCGCTATGGTTTCTTTTACTGCTATTTTACTCACTCCTTATATTGATAATGAAAGAATCAAAGTTTTAGATGGCGTATTTAGTGCTTTCTATTTAGCTATGGCGTCAGTAGTAGGTGCTTACATGGGATTTACTACTTGGGCTACTAAGCAATGAACGAAACACAACAGCAAGTTCAACAATCAGTATACAATTCAGGGATAGTAGGAAGTGCTATTTCTGATAATGTAAATGAAACTAAAACGTTATCTCAAATACAAGCTCAGGGATCTCAGGGTCAAACCGCTGCTGTTCCTGTTGAAGCAGTTCAACCTTTAAATAGTGATGATATAGCGCTACCACAACAGAATTCAAATGCTGTAGATAACACTGACTATTCAAGTTTCTTTGAGCTGATGTCATCAACGCTAGATGCAGTTAATACAAATATAGAGAATCTTTCTTCGGTCATTACAGATGTAATTGATACTCTGTTTCCAACTAAGACGGCACAATCTAGATCAGCAACTAATCCTATTGAAAAAATATCAAGCACTAATCAAACAGATTCTACGGGCGGATTAGGTTTATTAGGATCTATTGCTGCAGGAGTTGGCGGCGCAAGTTTATTAAGTAATGTATTTGGTGGAGGAAAAAAAGAAGAGACTCCTCCACCTGAATCAACTACACCACAAACTCCGCCTACAAATATGGCAGGAAGCCCTCCAGGTTCACCAGAGACGCCGGCTGAGACTTCAACTAATATACCACCAACTGAACCTTTAGAATCGCCATCAACCACTAATCCAAATGTAAGTACAACAGAGAAATTAGGTGGCGCCGCAACAGCTGCTGTAGCAGGAAAAACTTTAGAAAAACTTCCAATGCCTAATGTTCAATCACCAAAATATGTACAAAAAGTAGGCAGTGCAGTTCAAAAAATCCCAGGAAGTGGAATAGTTTCAAAAGGATTAGGATTTATAGGAAAAGCAGCAAGCAAAGTTGCTCCTTTCTTACTTCCAATTGAAGCTTATACTCGTTTAGATAAAGGTGAGAGCCCATTCAGAGTAGCAGCAAGTATGGCAGGCGGTCTTGCACTTGGAACAGTTGGTGGTTTAGTTGGGACTGCTGCGGCTGGTCCGGTTGGTTCATTTGCTGGAGGCGTAGGTGGATATGCTGCAGGAGAGTATGCTGTTGAAAGCTTATTTGATAACAGTAATGTTGGTAAAAGATTAAATCAAGAAAGTGCAGAAACTTCAAACAACAATAAACCTGAAGTAAATAATATCAATTTACCACCACAACAAGTTAGTCAACCTGCACCCTCCACACCGCAATCACAAACTTCTTCACCGAGTGTAAGTGATGTTCCAAGTTGTGATAGATCATTACCAGAAACTTTAGATTGTAAATTTTAATGAACATATCACAAAGTTTAATTGACACTCTGGAGACAGAACTTAGTCGTCTTCAATATCTTACAAAAGATTTATTGGATTCTGTTAAGACTAAGCTTATTAATATAAAAAGTATTCAAAGAGAACAAGAATATGAAGCTATTCTTGAAGAAAGAAAGCAAAGACCACAAGCAATAGCAGAAAAAACTAGTGTTGAAAAAGAAGAATCCTCATTATTAAGTAAGTTATTGTTGGGTGGTGGTCTTGCTGCTGCAGGAATTGGTGGTAGTTTATTTTCTGGAAATACTGAAGCAAGCACCAATCGTGATTTAAAACGTAATGATAACAAAGAATTAACTCAAATAGCTATATCTAAAGAAGTTACTATTGAAGGTAAATCATTATTAGATGCAATTTCTGTGAAAGAATCGCAAGGAAGATATGATGTTATAGTAGGTATGGGATCAGAACAAGGATTAACTGAGGAAGATAAAGCAGCAAATAGAAAAAAAGGCTATGAAAGAGCTCCAGCCACATTCAGTGATTTTAGTAAACATCCTGGAATTATTGGGATGCGAACTAATAATGGACCTAGTACTGCTGCTGGAAGATACCAATTTACAAAGACTACTTGGGAAGGATTAGTTAAAAAACATCCTGATTTAACCGATTTTTCTCCTGAAAATCAAGATAAAGCCGCATGGTATTTAGCTCAAGAAGAGTATTTAAAAGATACTGGTCAAAATTTGCAAGAAGATTTGGAAACAGCTGATGCAAACACATTTGCCAAGATACAAGAGTCTTTAAAAAATCAATGGACTTCTTTAACTGGTGGAATTGAAACAAACCAAACCAATGAGGGCTTTAGACAAGCTTATACTGATGCTCTCAAAGTGCAACAGCAAACACAAACTGCTAAAGCTTCAGAAATAGAAAATCCTCAAGCAAAAGTTGAGCCTATACGCGAATCACCAATCAATAATAATAACGTTAAGCAAATAGCCGAATCTAAACAAAAGCCAAATGTAAAAACTGTAACAAATAACATTACACGTGAAACTATTGTAACACAAATAGCTCAACAAACTGTGTCAGGTTCTGATACAACTGTGTCAGATTCTTTACCATCTCCAGATGAATTAAAACGTCAATATAGAAGTCTTGCATAAGAATAAGGGGACCGAAGTCCCCTTATTACATTCGACTATTAAGTCTTAGTCTTCTTCAGCAAGTTTCTTAAAGAAGTCCAAACCATCGTCATCTTCCTCAGAGATATTTTCACTGAAAGGAGTTGCCTTATGGCTCTTGGGCTCTTCAAACTTCATGCTCTCTGCACTGGCAGACATCTGAGGACGTTCTTCAAAAGCATTGTTGTTCCAACCAAGAACCTTATGCAGACGAGCCTTTAGTTCATCATAGGACTTAAAGTTAGAGGGCTGGAGGAAAGCCTGTAAAGAATGTTCCTTGTGCCATAGGGCTTCAAGTTCATCATCATCACCCGTGATAGGTGCACGATTATCAAATTCAGACTTGTCGTAATTACGATAGCCTTCAACCTGACGAATCTTAAGCTTGAAGTTGGCGCCTTCCCACATATCAAATGGGTTGATTGGTTCTTCATCCTGGAACTGAGGGCTCATTAGATCGTTGAGTTTGTCAAAGATCTTCTTTCCATATTGATATAGAAAGACCTTACCTTCATTTTCTGGATGAGCTGGGTCCTTAACCACAAGGATGTTGCTGATGTAGTGAAGACGACGCTTCTGTTTACGAACAATTTCTTTGTTCTCATCAACACCAGTATTCCAAAGTTGAGTGTTATACTCTGAAATTGGATCCTTTTGACCTAGAGTCGTCAAAGACTTTTCAATATACCATCCGCCTGGACCTTGGAATCCATGATCCCAGATACGAACAAAGGGAGTATCTTCACCCTTAGGTGCAGGAAGGAATCGAATAACCGCATAACCATTGCCAGCCTTGTCGACATCAGGTTTCCAGAACCGATTGTCTTCCTTGGATTCAAAGTTGCCTTGCTTGTTTAGGTCATTGGCAAGCTTTTCAAACTGTGACTGACGATTGTTTTTAAGTTGTGCAAAAGAAGTAGTCATATGTATTTCTCCGTATTAACAATATATTTTTACAGTGTGTCCACATAAACATAGTATAGACCTATTTATTCTACCACATAAAGAATAATAGTTACACAAATCTTTGCTTCAAGATTTGCTTACATCGGTCCCTATCATACTTAATGAATGGCTTATACTTCATACACTTTTTATAAGCACCAGGCCAGATTACTGGGTCTGTGATGTGCTTGTTCCAATGACCAAAGAAGTTTAAAACATCATTGCAAATGATAAGAGTCTCGATACAGATCTCCTTACGCATAAAGAGTTTGAGTAAGTAGGGATACTCATTGTCTTTAATGATAAGGTTCTCATTCAAATCATCGTTTAGTTTAGCGATGTCTGATTCAAATATGTAAGAGATAGATTGTTGACGTTTAAGCCATTCAGTAAAGATCTGATCTGACTCAGAAGTCAACATATCTCTTACCCAGATATTTTCATTCTCAAGCATATTAGAAAGAATAAATCCTTCAAGATCTTTCTTCTTTGAAAGCTTATGGAACATATACTTGTCCTTGCGCATTTCAAAAGAAGAGATCTTTGCAGTTATTTTTCCACCATACTTAAAATAATCATATCCATCTTTATTGAAGTGTTGCTTCAATGCAAGGTATTTTTGAAAAGCAGTAAAAGCGTCCATTAGATAGGCAACTTTGCACTTCGTGGAAGATAGTTCATTTCTTCCGCTTCATTTTGAATTTTAGCCTTGATCTTACTTGAGCTTTTAATTAATGATGCTGCTGTTTCAATTTCAATACCATTCTTTTCACAATAGGAGATGACTGCATCAATATAATCAATCTTTGATTTCTTTACTAGATCATCTATCTCTTTAATGAATTCGTGAATAGGTTTAACTAAATTTACTTTTAGTGTATTCATAGTTTGTAAAATATATGTTTCCCAATGATTATTGTACGTTTAGTACGTTTAGCCCAGGTTGGACGAATATCTCTTCGATGAAAGTTTGTTGCGCCTTTAGTTACGTCACGCATTACTTCATAATTCATTAAAACATCTTTAGCAATTGAACGACATTTCTTATAAGTATAAAGATCGGTTATTCTTACTTTAGAACAAGTCCAAGAAAACTGGCAGTTGCCACCATCTCTCTGATGAACAATTTTACATATTGTATTTGGATAATCATCTTCTTTTAGTCTGTTTAATGTGACTAGTGCAACAGCTTTTTTACCTATATCTTTTTCATTTCTTGCTTCGAAGTAGATGTTATCCGTTAAACATTTTACATCTTTTTCGTTTAAAACTTGAGTATATGGTTTATACCCTACTTTTTGTGACTGAAGTGCATCTACATTTGGCATAACTGGTTGAGGTGAGGCGCATGTTAGAATCATGCACATAATTATTTCTGTGAACATATGTGTTCTCCTTATTTAAGGGAGAGGACAATATTGTCCTGTTAAAAGAATCGCTTAATCATGATTAACGCCTGCAGATTTAGACGTAGTGTATACTCTATTCATAGTAAAGTTATGTTGGATTCGTACTTCAGTATTTTGAAATGTCCAACATTCTCCAGTTTTATCTATAAAGACTACCCATTCAAGATGGTGTTCTTGAGATCTATCTATAATAAAATGGGCCCATCCTTTTCCTTTTGGAGTATCTAAAGGAATAAGTGGATCTAGTTGAAGTATATTCATATATATCTTGGGTAAATGGTGCTGGCGGAGAGAATCGAACTCCCGACCTGAGGTTTACAAAACCCCTGCTCTGCCTGCTGAGCTACGCCAGCGTATTGTAGTATTATATATTATCTTTTAAATTAGGTACATAGCTTAATGTACAATTTTTCACTTAATTTGTATGCTTCTTTTTCCCAAGGAAATTTCAAAATTACTTTAATATCTTCTGATTCTTCAAAGATTTTTGATTTCCATTTCACTTGACCAGATGAAAAATCTTTCATTTCATTTAATAAGTATTGTTTTATATGTATTAATTCATGTATGAGTGTTTTTTTGAATGCTCTTGGACAAAGATTTTCACTTAAAATTATTGAAAATTTTCTTGGATTAACATTCTTATCATTCCACCAGCACATTCCCCAAGCATTCTTATCAGATAAGAATTCATCATCAAGTCTTATTGAAATTGATGTATTGTCAAGCACTCTTTTGCTTGTAACTAATGTTTCTAAAGTTAGAATACATAAATCTTTAATTTGCTTCTTTAATTCTTGATCTGGGCACTTATAGATACGTATATTCATAGTTGCTACCTATGATAGTTATAGAATATGCTTCTCACTTTTTCTTCATAATCAGACGTAGACTTAATAAAGTATTGTGGCTTTTCACTTTCTACTGCAATAAGAATAACAATCCTTGGAACTTCGATTTGCTTTAACTCTCGAATCATCAGAGAGTACGTGGTGCATTGCAAGAAATAACTCTCGATATCTTCTTCGGTCTTTAATCGACTTGATGTCTTGAAGTCAAGAATTGCATTCTTTCCACCAATCCGACAAAAGACATCAGATCTTCCTGCAGTCTTTAGATCATGAGAATATAGAGGAATTTCGTTCCCATAAACAACCTCTACTGCATCAATGTATTTTTGAATAGACTTAAATAGGTCAATAGTCAATGGCATTTGCTTTTGACAAAATGTTTCATCATTTAACATATACTTTTCGCACATTGAATGCAGTAGAGTTCCTCTGTTTGCAGCTCGTGTAGATATTTTTTGAGCTTCAGCTTCACCTACACGCTTTCTCCATTCAAACAATTTACGTTTATCAAGACTACTACCCAATACAGTTGTTACTGATGGGTAGTTTTCACCAGTTGGTGTCTTGTAAAATCTTTTGCCGTCTTCATTAAAAGATTCTAATTCAGTAAATTGAATGTCTTCTCGAATGAAAGTTTTTCTTTCAATTTGAATATTATTAAACAAGTCAAAGTCCTTAGGTTATTCCAAGTTCATGTTTTGCAATTATATATGATTTAACTAAACCAGATCTAACAATATCATCTATTCCAAATTCTATATGTGAAAATCCTTTCAATTTACGAATTACTTCTATAAATGTAATTAATCCATTTCTATCATTTTGATAGATTAGATCTGATTGTCTATAGTCACCACATAACATTATTCTACAATTATCACCTAATCGTGTAATGACAGAATCAAGTTCATGAAATGTTAAGTTGTTAACTTCATCTACAATTACGATAGTATCATGAAAAGTATTTCCACGAATAAATGATGTTGTGGTAAAGTCTATTATATGTTTAGTTTTTAATAATTCATAAGCATCTGCGCGACCGAATAAATCAGTACATATTCCTTGATAAGGGGCTTCATATACTTTTGATTTATCTTTTACAGACCCAGGCAAAAACCCCATGTCGCGAGTAGGTACTACACTTCTGACAATTAAAATATGTTTATAATATGAACCTTGGGTGAATAGTTCTTTTAAGGCAAGATATAAGGAAATATACGATTTACCGGTTCCGGCTAATCCATGTAGAAGTAAATTTTGACCTTCTTTCCAATCTGAAAAAGCAATATTTTGATTCTCAGTAATTGGTTTAATTTGTTTAAGAGATAAGCTTTGCTTTTGAACAGTTAAAGATGAATTATCTTTTGTGTATTGATTTTTCTTTTTTTTCTTTTCAGATTTATTAGAATGTGTTGACTGTGCTATGTCTATGTGCTCGTTTAATGTCTTTGAGTTTATCTCTGAACGCATCATCGGGTTTCCTCAGCCCCATCCGTATTGAATCTCCAAATGCAACCGGCTGGAGTACTTGTTGTAGTTGTGGATTTTGCACAAGAAACTCATCCTTTTTTGCATACGAACTAAAAAATTGTTCAAACAATTCTTCAGTCTCACTATTACGAAATGTATAGGTTGGCATTATTCTTCCTCAGAATACTTAATTAATTCTGGTAAATTTGTTGATCTCAAAGCATTATTAAATAATTTTTCTTTTCTTTGCTTAATTTTTGGCATTTTTTTCTGTTTAGAAGCACGTTCGAGAGGATCATACTCACGATCACGCCGTTGTTCTTTATATGATTTGCTCATATTATACTTCTACTTCCTCCTGTGTTCCTAAATCTAGTTCTGGAAAAGCCTGCACAACAAGCTTCTTATTAAGACCTTTAAATGGTAATTTTCTATCTTTCATAGAAATCAAAAGTTCAGCATCTTTTGGATAAACGCTTTCTAATGTTTGAATGAAAAGAAATTCTCGTCTAGCTTGAACTAAATTTGGATTACCGCCTTCTATAAAAAGATATAGCTTTCTAAGTTCAATAAGCAATCGCCCTTCAGCATCTAAAAATTCACATGGCTTATATGGTGCATCACCTTCCGGTAAAAGCCATTTAATCTGAGAATGATATGTATAATGAAATATACACTTAAAAGCTTCTGCGTATCGATTGGTTCTTAGAGCTTCAATTTTTTCTTTATTGGTCTTAAGCTCAGAGATTTCTTTTAGAATTTGGTATAGTGATTTATGCATGATTAACCTTTAAAAGTCATTAATAGATTCCATCAACACTTTCAGTTTATTCTTGATGAAGTAATTAAACAATTTGGATCTATCTTTTCCTGATTGTTGTTCATATTCAGTAATAATTTTTTCACGAATAATTTGTGGCGTTTTACTTAAATCAATTAACGTTTCATTTCGTTTAAAATTTCTAAGCATCTCTTCGTTACAAAACTGTTCTATTGGAAGAAGAAGCCATTCATTAAGATTTTTCTTCATAATTGGTTTCTGTCTAACATTATCTACGAAACTATTATCTGCAGAAAGAAAATTAGGGATACCATCACCTACATCACCTTTGAGGATATGTTCTTTCATAAACTGTTTAGCATCAGAACAATCAATATATTTCTTATTTATGGGATCGTATTGCTTGACTGCAACAGAAGAATTATATGCTTGAAGCTGAATAAAATCTTTATCACCAGATAGAATTAAGATATTTTCTTTTTTATATCCAACTCTATTAGACAGTTCTGTAACAAGAACACCAATTACATCATCAGCTTCAGCGCTATCTAGGTGAATAACTCGATAAGGAAAGAACTCTTTAAGTTCTTCACGGACAGTATTAAGATTATTAAAGATAAGAGTCCAATCTACATCAGATTTGTCACGACTCTTTTTACGATTTGCTTTATAGAATGGAAATACGTCTTTACGCCAACTACGTCTGCCATCGGCCGCAATGACCATTTCTCCAAACTGACCAGAAAATTTCTTATTAAATGATCTGATAGTATTAAGTGTAGCGGATCGGAATAGATCCAATTCAATTGGTGTTTCGCCAATGTGCCGGCCATAAAGCGCCATAATATTTGCAATCATGACTTGATTCAAGTCAACGATAATCATTGTTTACTCCAAAATGTATATGTATGCTAATAGTATATTATTTAAGTTTCAATGTCAATTGTTTCTTCGTCTTCTTCGTCTTCTTCGTCTTCTTCGTCTTCTTCGTCTTCATCGCCTTCTGTTAAGATAATATTCTCATCAATAAAATCTTGAACTGGATGATATATTTTTTCATGTCTTAGAAGAACTGCTTTCACAGTAATAAGAAGGAACGCAAGATCTGCAACATGAGTAATCATATACCCATTATCAGACATGATTCTTCCAACTTCATGTGTTAATTCTTCTGCTAAGTGTTCTGCTACTTCTAACTTAGAACATTTTAGTTTTTCATTAAGTTCCTCTATTGTCATAGGGGGAACATTAGCCTTTGACTTAGGGAATATTACGACATTGTCAGATGCTTTTTTTGTTTTTATTACTGACATAGACGCTCCTATTTAATGGCTCTAAGGATGATAGTATCATTATTAATTCGGCCATTAACTTCAATAGGTTTAGTAGTTAAGGTTGACATGAGTTTAATTAGAACTTGCTTTCCTCCACTAAGAACTTTTTGAATTGTATCTTCTGGTTTCCTAACTTTCTTTTTAATAGAAGCATCTGGATCAAAGTCTATAATAGTTGAACCTTTAACGCTTAATCCGGTTGGACTAATGGCGTTTAACATGATCAGTTGATCATACTTAGTGTTATATAACCATAACTGCTGACTACCAATAATAGATTCAGGCATAATAGACTTGATCTTAAGTTTATTAAACTCTTTCTGATAGTTTAGTTTATTTATTAGTTTAGATGCAGTTACTTCTTTCTTTTTACGCGGCTTCTTAGGTTTAGAAGCTTTAGCATTACCAACAAATCGAGCAATATCTTCCATACAAGCAGTTAATTGCTTCATAATAGCTTTCTTTGAAGTATTAGGAAGGTAAGCATATGCTTCATTCAATTGTTCATCTTCACCTTGCAGCATTTCAGCGTGTTCATCATGAATCTTAGAAATCAATGTTTTGATATGATTACAGATCTGTGCATTAAGCTGATTGCGCTGAAGATACGTATACAAAGAGAAAACAATTTTAGTCTTACGTTCATAATACCATGAATGAATCTCCTCATCGATATGCACAATGTGTGGTTCTGCTAATGCTTTGATTCTATCTTGGATAGATACTACTTTTGCACTAGTAATATCTTCTTTTATTTCTTTTTGATTATAAGACAAAGCTTGTCTAATTTTAGAAGCAACGATTCCTTTTATTTCACCATCAAAAGTAGCACCATTGGATTCAATCCGCGCCAAAACACTTGCTGAATTTTTGCAAACTGAACCTAAAGCATTAAGATTCATGATATTTAAAATATCAGTCTTACTGTAACCATTATTTTTCATGTATTCAATTAGCCATCTATCTTTGTCTTTTTCATCAGACATGATATTGTACCAATTTAACATTTTGCAAAGCATATCATCAATTTTAGATGTGATTACTTTTTTATGAATTGGTTCGTCACCCCAAAACTTTTTAGCGATCAATTTATCAGCAAGTTTATTAACGCTCATTAGATAAGTTTCTTCTTAATTAAGATTGAAGTGAGTAAAGTATTCCATTCAGCAACTCGGCGGTCCCAATTGTAAAGAGTATCAACATAGTTCTTAGTTGATTCTAAAGACAATTGAACACTATCACTTTGAACTTTTTGAATTGCTACATCAAGCATATTATAGAATGTATTAGTATGATCCCTAGGATCTTCTTGATATTGATACATCCAAGTAAGGTTTGCTGCTGTTTCATAGAGTGCACCATAATTAGGATGTACACATAAGCAACCAGCGCTCATTGCTTCAAGTAGAGCAATGCATGAAGTCTCAAGCCAAATTGATGGATAAGCAAAGATGTGAGCTTCTTGTAAAGCTTTTCGCACCACTTCATTTGGTTGGAACCCATGATAGTTTATTTTAGGGTGATTTTCACAGAAGTCAAATAATTGTTTAAAGGGTTCATCACGTTCTTCCCATCCATAAATTTTAAATGATGAGAATACATCCAATTCAATGTTATCGTACTTTTCTGCAAGCTTAGCAAATACAGGAACAACAATGTTCAATCCACGATGTGGCGTTGTATGATAAATGAGTTTAATTTTTTCTTTTGATTTTTCAACAAAAGGAATAGGCTCAATTGCGTTCTGAATAACACAAGATTTATACCAAGGAATCCTATAGTGATTTAGATAGTTTTGCATCTGCCAATTAGAAACAAATACAAGACGTTCAAACTTGGTGTAACCACCTTGTGCTAAGTGGTTTGATTCTGGGTCACCAGGAAGATCATGAAGCCAGTAGATAGGGATGAGCTTAGGATCAATGTCTCTAACCCTGGAACAAATGATTTGAAATTTATCTAAGATAGTCTGATCTAGCTTTTCTGCTAGAGCATACTTCATTCTCTCGGTTCCACCAAGAGCATTCTTGGATAATTCATCAATAGCAATAGGCATAATTTACTCCACAATTTCATAATGGTATATTCTATCTATAATGATAGAACGCCAACCATTATTAATCACATCCCAAACGGGAATCAACGTTTCATTGATAGGTTTGTTAGTTACTTCTTCTGTGGTTTCCTCAACTAAAGGAAGAAGATCTTTTTGTAGAGTACACAGCATTTCACGCTGAGTCTCATCTTTTTTCATAAAGCAAATCTTCATCATGTGATTGTGTAGAAGATCTGAAAGTTCTTGACGAGTAATCATAATAATCTCCAAAAGAGAGAAGGGCCACAAGGGCCCTTCTTCTTATTCAAGGTTTAGCCGTTATGCGCTAGAGCCTTATACCCAGCAGCAACTACTGCTCGGCTTGGCGTACCAAGCTTGAAGTACGAAGCCATAGTCTTACGCTTATTGAAGTGAATAGCATAACCTTCCTGGCGTAGAGCGGTGATCGCTGCAGTTGGGTTCTTTAGACCAAAGCGTGCAGAAATCTGCTTGCTCGTCAGTCGAGTGCCATTCTTAAATGCATCAAGAAGCTTTTCGGTCTTAGTCATAATAATCTCCAATTAATAATTAACAAATTTTTAGTGTAGGTCACTAGCACCCATAACCATATAGTAATACTATATGGAAATAATGTACACTACATTCTTCTATTGCGGGTTCCAATTGTAGTGATATCAATTTCATCGCTAATGTATTGATATGCACCTTTGTTATACATCAGTGCAATTCTTTTGCTCTTAGCAATGATCTGTTCGCGAACATGTTCAGGTTCTTTATCAAGAGACGTTCTATCCATGATAGAGTTCCGCGCGCATACAGCTGGTGCAGTGCTCTCAAGTGATTTGATATGAGAAGTACTACGAGCATGTGATACCTTAGGCTTATACTCTTGAAAAGAGCTTGAGATCTTTTCAGCATTCAAAGAAGAAACAGCAGGTAATTTATTCTGTTTTCTCCAAGCGTTATAGTCATCAAGAACTTTTTGTTTTGCTTTAGTCAATTTTGTTTTCTTCTTTTTGGAAGAAGAATTCATAAATATCATCATAATTACAATCTCAAATATTTTTGTGTATCTTCAGGACTATTGCTAATAATAGTATTATATACTGCTTTTTTATTAATTGACATAGCTTGTTCAGTTATGTTTTTTATACGTTCTTGTGTGTCTTTGTTATTACCATATACTGAATGATACACTGAAGTAACATTTGTTTTAAACTTAAGAAAATTATAAATGTTTGCTTTATCGTAACATGATTCACTGATGTCAATAGATGTATCACTACCGAAGCATATGCCTAAATTTGGAAAAGCTTTCTTAATGCTTTCGGCAAAAGTTTTCTTTTCTTTTGAAATCTTATCCCATTGCTGATATCTCTTAATCTCATCTTCTGATGCTGTCTTTCCAACTAAAGAAAAACTAATCATTCCTGTACGATATTCAATATTCGGTCCAGATCTTGTCTTAAGATCCGACATCTTTAGAAGAGATTCAAGAAAAGAAATTAATTCATATGATGGCCGCCAATTGCTCACCACATGTTCTTTATTTTCTTTCCATATAGAGTTACCACCACTGGTGAATACAGCTTGACAATTATCAATAATCCTACGTCCAAGCCTAGGCATAATGTTTTGATAAGTGTTATTCGTGCAAATATATACGTCTTTCTTAAGCATCCAGTGTTCAAACATTCTCATAAAATGAGGTTCAATTGGCTGATTGGGTAAAGCCAATACACCATCTACATCAAAAATATAAGTTTTCATTTTAAGTCATCGTGAAAATCAATTGTTACATATTGTCCATCGAGATTATAGCCACACGCTTTTAGAAAAAAAGTAAACGCTTCGCATACCTGTGTTAAATCAGAATGTGAAGGAATAGAATAATCTACATCATCTTCAAACACATGAGAAGGCGAGTCTTTTATTATAAATCTTTTCATATCAAAACCTCATCAATTTGGAAGTTTATACTCCAACATTTCTTGTAGATGTTCAAAAGAAATCTCAGTTACATCTGCTTCATTTAAATTCGTAGCATTAAATGCAACTTTCTTACCATCTTTAAGATAAACTACTTTATAGTAAGAAACTGGCACTGGAACATTATGCTTACCAATTGTCTTAGCAGGATACTTATAAATTGCACCAGTTACAATATACTGGCTATCCATTCCACGAACTTTTTCTTCCATCAATCTCCATGCAACCCGATTCAATTTAGGAGCCTGTGGAGTCATATTTGTCATGAGAAACGTTTCACTCATTTGCTTTGGAGTTGATGCATCAGCAGCAGGTGTCATGTGACCACGATCAAATCCAGAATTATCATAATCACTTGGAAGAGGTGAATCATTCTTTAACCGCGAATCACCATGAAAATCATTTGTGCGATTAGCACGCTGATCTTTAGGTTGTGTAATCTCAGCTGAAACCATAGGAGCTTCATGTTTAGTATCAAACAGCACTACAAAGAAGCTATTACATAGCGCAGTAGTTCCGGGAATGACAATTTCTTTACCATTAGGAAAGAACTGATTGCACTCAGTTGCATATACATTTAAGCATAGAAGTGATGTAAGAAAAGTAATTAATTTTATTTTCATGTTTAATCCCATAAGTTTCTATAATATTTACCAAACAACTCGAATCCTTCTTGCATACGATCTTGAAACTGAAGACAACCTTTAGAATCAAATTTATGCGTATCATTAGGACCAATTTTCATAATAGAATGTTCAGTTCCTTCAACTTCTTCGAAGTAAACGTCTAACACGCCAGAATGAAACTGATCTTCCCAATCAGTATTTATCTGCTCAAATGACCAAATCATCTTATCAAGAATTTGGTGCCAATGTTCATGTCCCTTTTCCCAAGCAAGTTTATCGCCTTCTTCATAGAAGTCAAAAGAGTATTGAGCTGAATTTGAAGTCTGTTGAAACTCAATAAGATCTCCAGGAGACCCATGTATAGTTGCCTTCAATTGCTTAAGCATAGGAAGAACAATATATGCGAGAGTAGAATCCATGTTCCATGTATCATGCTTATCGATACGAACATCAATCTTACGCTCATCAGAATTTTTCTTAAATGGACCGATGTAAACTTTCATTTTATATTACCAAAATAATTTAAGACTTACCGCAATTAATGCCATAAACAATCCACGATAAAATTCCGTCCATGCCCATTGACCATTAAGCTCAAGACAAAGATCTGGCAATTTTACCCATAAGAATCGTGCAAATAGCGCACCCAAAGCAGGACCAAAAAAACAAGCCGGAATTAAAACCCAAAGGTTTGAATCTAGAAAATAAAGAGGCGAGACAATCAATGCCCACAAACCACCAATTCGAAATTGCTGAATCCATCCTTGAAATTGCTTTTTACTGGTAGGATATAACCAACCAATTACACCCATGTTCTGACGTTCACCTAGAGCAAAAAGAATAGATGCAAGCAAACAGATTAGAAAAGATTTAATATCATGTGGATTAAGAATACTAGCGGAGAGAATACCACCAGAAACATACCAAATAGACGAGCGCAAAGGTGGTTTCCACCAAGGTTTAATTTTCCAAAATCTGTCACTAGGAAATCCTCCGCGAACTCGATCTGCTATAGCACAATATAAACACACTAAAAATTCTATCATACCATAATCCTTATATATTTGGTAGGATCGTTGGGGCTCGAACCCAAAATTTACGGATTAAAAGTCCGTTGTGATACCATTTCACCACAATCCCGCATTTTATATGGTGGGTGAGGTCAGAGTCGAACTGACAATGTTTACCCAGAGGGACCAGATTTACAGTCTGGAGATGCACACACCATAGCATCAACTCACCCATATTTTATTTGGTACCCACGGATGGAATTGAACCACCGACCGGACGGATATAAGCCGTCTGCTCTAACCACTGAGCTACGTGGGCGTTGTGTTTGGTACGAGTGGTGGGATTCGAACCCACACTTTAGGGATTTTAAGTCCCTTATCTCTACCGATTGGATTACACTCGCGTTCATTTTCTTCCTTTTTGCCACCCATCCGGAATAGCGTCATTTCTTTTAATTTTTGCATTTTTAATGCCATTAGTGATCCACATCGTGCCATATTGTGAATTTTTTTCACCGGATTGCATCATAGAATTTCGTTGCGATATAATCTTTTTGGCTTCTTCGGAATGAGTTTTTCCATAAAAGGTGCCGTTAGGATATTTTTCCAACAGCGTCTTTTTTGATTTATTTTTTGACTCTTCACTAAAGATTCCAACTTTTTTATTGAATGCTGTAATTCCTCCAAATCTACCAGATTTAGATTTTTTTTCTGATGATGACTTTCGCCAACCTCCGCCACTTAAGTCATTCTGATTTATGTAATCCCATCCACCAAATCCACCAACTTTCAAGTTGTAAGTGTTTTCTGTAGAGAGAAAATCTTCGTTAACAATTTCGCCTTCTTTTTGATACATAGCTTCAGGGTTGTCGTAAACGAACAGTATTTCTTTTTCAAAATTTTCAATACCGTATTTCTCTATTGCTCGTTTAAGATACTTACCTGAACCCATGTAGCCGTCATCAAGATTTTTGGTCTTATGAGATCCAATATAGATCTTGCCATCTATCTTGTTTGTAACTTTATAAATTGTGTAGTGCATAAAAGCCTCCTACACTTATTTATAAAAGTTCGAGTCTTGACTAAGACTCCAAGGGCCTGCCTAGAGGGATTCGAACCCCCGACCACCAGCTTAGAAGGCTAGTGCTCTATCCAACTGAGCTATAGGCAGAATACATATCTATACTACTATAGATTAACATATAAGTACACTATAATGTTATCCATTTATGCCGTAATAGCCACTTTGCAATGTTGTCACCCATCTCGATCTTATCAGTAAACAGTCCTTCATCTTTATCTTTATGAATAGCAATCAAATTTGATTCAAAATACTTTGATATGTAATACACAGTCTTAGAGCAATCTGCATCAAGATAAATGTTGGTTGGATGTTTATTGAAATTATCTACATTAAATTTTTCATATACATGCCAATAGCAATTATAATCATGTTCATTTAAGATTCTAAGTACTTCATCATTTCCATTTACAGAATTAAATTCAATGTACATATTTGGTTTACTAGTTTTTAGTATATTGCTCGCTGACATAAGAACTTGAGCTTCAAGCAACTCACAATCAACTTTCATAAACCCAATTTCATTTCCCATGTACTCGAGATCATCCAATTTTTTAATGTCAATTAGAACACCTTGATCATTAGGTTGATTTAAAAGAGAGAACTCACCATAATTTTGTTTGTGTCCTACGCCAGCGGTAGTTGAAACTTTCACTAACATTTGTCCAGTAGTGTTTGCAATACCAATATTCATTGGTACAACATTAAAACAATCATTAAGAACAATGTTAGTATTTAATAACTGGAAGATATAAAATTGTGGTTCTATGGAAAATACATAGCCACCAGGGCATTGTTTAGATAACCAAACAGAATGTGTACCAATGTTTGATCCAACGTCAATACAATTAGTATTAGGTGTAATCAATCGTTTAATGACTTCAAATTCTTGTTCAGCCCATTCTCCATAGAAAAATAAACACGTTCCAATTGGATCATCATCCATGTAATAAGCAAACATACCATGCTTTGCAGGTTTTACCATTAAATTTTGTGTTTCATATATGCTTTTCATATTATTTTCCTATATTTCTTCGAGTAAACTTCATCATTATATTTTCATTATAGTATGCTGGTTCACCATTTTGCATAGTTGCGCATAATACGTCTTGTTCAAATTGTAACTTAGCTTCCCAATAGTTACATTCACCACGCGTCTTACATAATCGTATGATTGTTCTTTTAAAGTTTTCTTTTCCGAGCTTTTCTATTTCTTCTAGGAGTTTTGTAGATGATCCCCAATAGTCTTTCCAATCAGAGTCTTTACGGATCTTCTTTCTTTTTCCTTTGACTTGCTTTGTTGCAGCTTTAGTGAAATACTTACGGCCTATATATTTTTTGCCTGATGGCATATGCTCAATGCAATATATAAAGCCGTAGTATTTAATTGAAAGTTCATGATCTATTTCTTTTTCTTCGTAAAACCACATATTAGCACCATAATATTCACCCTGATGCTAATATTTATTGTTCATTGAATATTACGCCCAAACACTTTCCCAAGAACCAGTCAACGCACCCTTAGCATAATCTGTAGCTCTATTCTCAAAGAAGTTAGTATGAATAGGTGCATTGACCATCTCTTCAACCCAAGGTAATGGGTTTTTCTTTACTTTGAAAATCCCTTTAAGCCCAAGAGAGATAAGCCTACGATCAGCAATATACCTGATATAACGCTTAACACCATCTCCATCTAATCCCTCCATTGGTCCAATTGAAAATGCTAGATCAATAAATTTGTCTTCAAGTTCTACCATCTTTTCTGCAATCTTATAAATTTCAGACTTCAGTTCATCATTCCAAATATCTCTATTTTCTTCAATGAACGTTCTGAACAATTTAATCATTGATTCAGCATGCATTGTTTCATCAACGATAGACCAAGTAATGATCTGTCCCATACCCTTCATTTTACCATGCCGAGGGAAATTAAGTAACATGATGAATGATGAGAATAACTGCATACCCTCAGTAAATGCTGAGAATGCTGCAATCTGTTGAGCGATAGTCTGAGCATCTTGTCCTGCAATCTGAGCAAAGAAATCATGCTTAGCCTTCATCTCTTCATATTGCATGAATTCATTATATGTTGTCTCAGGCATTCCAAGAGTCTCAATGAGATGAGAATATGCAGCAACATGAAGAGCTTCGCGAGCAGCAAAACCACAAAGCATCATTCTTACTTCTGGTTGTGGAAAATATGGTAGATAGTTATTGACATATCCACCAGCCACATCGATGTCACCCTGAGTAAAGAACCTAAAGATGTTTGTAAGAAACGTTTGTTCTTCTTTACTTAAACGTTTCTTCCAATCTTTAACATCCTCAAGCATAGGAACTTCAGTATGAATCCAATGAGATTGTTCATGCTTAAGCCACGATTCATACGCCCAAGGATAAGAGAACGGTTTAAAATATTGACGCTCGTCTGTAAGTTTTAATTTATTTGTCATATTACCCTTCGCAAGCTAGACAGGTATCACCGTCTATTAGTTGTTTTAAATCAATCTCTTGAATGATCTGTCTTTGAATCTTCTTAGAAACTTTATCTGCTTTTCCAATCTTCTCTGAACGACAATAATAAAGAGTCTTTAATCCTTGTTTCCAAGCCATGAAATGAACTGCATGAAGATATTTAATATTTACATCTGGTCGAAAAAATGTGTTTAATGATTGTGCTTGATCTATATGCTCTTGACGGTCCGCTGCATGTTGAATTACCCATCGTTGATCAATTTCCATTGATGTCTTAAATACATCTTTTTCCCAATCAGTAAGTATTGTTAGATGCTGAACTGAACCATCATTTGCAATAATAGATGACCAAATATCTGCCATCTCTTGTTCATTATGATCGTGATTGCCTACCTTTTCCCATAATAGTTTATCAAGAAACTTATTCTTTACAAAACTAGAACCAGATAAAGTATCTTGACGATATGCATTTGCTCTATATGGTTCCACAGAGGGAGAAGTATTCCCCATGATGATTGAACTTGTAGCATTTGGAGCAATTGCCATTAGATGACTAAAACGTAACCCAGTACCAAATGCATCTTGAGGAGATCCACGAAACAATCCAAGTTGTACGTTAGCAATATTAAGTTTATCACGAATATGCTTAAAGATTTTCTTATTTAATCCCACAGCCATTGACGACTCCCAAGGAATCATTTTACTTTGAAGATACGCGTGAAATCCAAGAGCACCGACCCCAATAGAACGCTCACACCAAGCAGAAAACTTTGCTCGTGCGATAGAGTCGGGTGCGTTATCAATGAAATACTGTAATACATTATCAAGCATTTCAGCAATGTCTTTAAGAAATAACTCATTATCTTTCCACTCATCGTAATACTCCAAATTTACTGAAGACAAACAACAAACTGCCGTGCGGTTCTTACCAGTAGGAAGAACAATTTCTGAACAAAGGTTAGATTGTTTAACTGAAAGACCTAGATCTTTTTGCCAGGGCGGTAGATGTTTATTACTCGTATCAATAAAATGCAAATAAGGTTCACCGGTCAACATTCTGGTCTCTAGAATTCGTTGCCAAAGATCCCTTGCAGAAATTGTTTCATGAACTTCTTTGCTATGCGGATCAATTAGATTCCATGAATCATCAACATCGGAATCTAACATGCATCTTTCAATGATTTGCATAAAATCATCAGTGATATTAATTCCATGATGCATGTTTAATGCTCTGAGGTTTTGGTCCCCCGTAGGCTTTCGCATTTCAAGAAAATTAATGATATCGGGATGACTAATATCAAGATAGGCAGCATAAGAACCACGCCGAGTACGTCCTTGCCTAAACGCCAAACTGGACGCATCGTACAACTTAAGATGTGGCATAACGCCAGTAGACTTATCACCGGCGCTGCGAATACCAAACCCAATCCCCACACCACCGCCAAACATACTGAGCCAACTCGTTTCAGAGAGATTGTTAACCAAACCTTCCGCAGTATCTTCAATATAATTAAGAAAACAAGAAATGGGAAGGCCACGAACAGAACGACCAAAACTAAGAATGGGAGTAGAATAAGACAACCAATGATGAGAAGCATATTCATACAGCCGTTGAGCATGAGCATCATTCGATGCAAAAGTTTTAGAAACATATGCAAACCTCTCTTGTGGTGAAGTCTCATAATCAAGCATATATGATTCTTTGAGCCGCTTAACACCTAAGTCATCAAATAGATTATCACGAGAGTAATCAATGTCGATGCCCATGTAATTTGTTTTTGTTGTCATAGTTCTTCTCGTTATGTGTTAGAGGCCTAGCCATTCACCTACAGGTGTCTTATTATATACAAATTCAGAAATAATTGGTACTACTTTAGATAGTTCTTGTGCGCATTGTTCTGCAATGATACGATGTTCTTTTTGTGTACTTGGATCTGTACGTACTTCAATGTAATGAATCCAAGATCTAATTGTTCCATTTACATACATCCTAGAAGTAGTTAGTCCTTCTGGAAGAACTACACGTGCTTGTTCTTTTGCGATACCCTGAGTAATAGCAAATTCATATGCATCTTTTGCTGCACGAATAACTGCTTGTTGCTTCTCAAGCCAAATAGCATTTAATTCACGATCATCTGTTTCAATGCTGTTCTGACGATTCTTAGTGTCTTGAAGTCTTGCTTCACGATACTCGAACCCAAGATCCTGTGTTGGATCTGCATATCGCTGACTAAATTCTTGAAAAGAAAAAGAACGATGTCTCAAGATCTGTCGAGCAATATCACGAGTCGTATTGATCTCGATGCAGGCACTTGCCATCTCAAAGGGAGACCAATGTTTATGTTTTACCAGGTACTTAATTAACCTATCAGAAGTAGAACTATTTTGTTGATTACTAGGATTTGATACTCGGGCACAGAAAGCAATCATTTCTTGTACATCATCTACTAAGATAACATTTCCATTGTCAATCATAAAATCCATATCAGCACGGGTATAATTAACAAGTTTAACTTGCTTATTCATCAACATTTTCTCCACGTTTGTAATTGCAATTGAGCTTCTATTCCACTAAATGTATTTCTATCAACTATGATCTTAAGTTCTTCGGGATCACGTCCCGCCAAGATCATATCGTTCACATCTTTCTGCTCAATCCTTGAGGGCCAGATGCATACTTTATACCCCAGATTAATATACTTATCAATCTTGTTTACGATCTCTTTTGACCTAGGTTCATTATCGAACACTACAGTAGTTTTACTCTTATCTAGATCAAGGGACTTAGACAGATCAGATCCACACATGGCGATTGCATTATCAAAGAACAACGAATCAATTGGTCCTTCAAACACATACGTATCTTTCTTAAGATCACATGTGTCTAGACCAAACACTCTGGGTTTGTTTTCATCTAGTATGATTGTTATATATCTAATTCCTGTAAAAGATAAACTCCTGCCCTGACAACCAAAGAAATTCTTTTCACGATCAATGAATGGAATAATTAATCTTGAATGATCATTTTCAGTTGATTCAAACTTACCAGGTAAAAAAGTATTTACCCATTTCTTAAATGAATCACAATAGAATAATCTATACTGGTGATGAGATGGAATCTTTCTCTTCATCACATACTTTTTATAGGCATGATCTACAGGCAAAGATGAAATCTTTTTCAAACTCTTTAAAGGCGAAGTGCCTGACATGAACTTAGGAGGAGCAAAATTCGTTATATCAGGAGTTTTCTCGGGCAAAGGATTATGAATGTTATCTTCGATAAATGTTTCTTTTAAGAAATCAGAATACAACATTGCATCAAATGTTTTAAGGAAAGTACCAAATAACATTGAAGCACCACAGTTATGACAGTAGTACCTTAACTTATTTGATTTAGAGAAAAACCATCCTCTTGCCTTTGTTTTGCTTTTCTGTGAATCCAAACACAGAGGACAACGACAATTAAATACTTCTTTATCTTTCTGTTTAAATCTATCTAGACGGTTTGAGACCAAACCAAGATATTGCAAATCTATCCAAATACTCATACAGTATACTATGTTTTTTCACTTAGTTGATTATACCAATCAAGAGAAAAAAAGTAAATACTATTTTAGCAAATACGAAACAACTGAACCAAAAACAAATGCTCCACCTACAACGCTATATTTCCATTTTTCAAGAGAATTAATTCGATTTGCTAAATTCTGAAGTTCATGTTTTGTTTGAGAATGTTCTGCATGATTTTCAATCTTCAATTGTTTAATCATATCATAAATCTCTGAATTAACTTGAGACTGTTGGTTAAGTTTATGATCATGTACAGCAAGTAATTCTTTAATTGAAGCTGAAACATCTGCTAGTTTTTCAATTGCAGAATCAAGTTTTTCAACAAACATAGTCATTTGCGTTACGTCTTTTTCTAAAAGCGCAACATGCGTTTTTAATTCTTGAGCGTTGTCTAACATGCTAATGTTTTTCTGATTTGGTGTCTGACTCATAGTATTTCCTATAAGCTGTTATAAGTGAATTTTGTTCTCTTATATATTTTAGAATTTTAGCATTATTTAAACTTAAAGCTTTATATCCTTGCTCATCCAACGCAATCAATAATACATTATTATTCATTAAAAGAGACCAATTTACTGACTGCAACGCTACTGGAGAAGGTAGATCTACTTGTAATTTTGGTTTTTCAACAGGAATGCATGATATTTTTACAGGTTCTTTAGTTTGAAAAGCTGAACATCCACTAAGGACGCATAAGATCAGGGCACTGATGATTAGTTTCATTTTGTTTTACCTTATTTCCTGTTGCTATTTCAAAACATCTTATTACGTCATCAGTTGCAATATTAATTTTTTTTTCAAGAAGTGTTATTTTTTTTGATGCAATTTTATTAAAATCATGTGAACTTAATTTATTTTGTAAATTATCTATATCTTTTTTTGCAGATTGAACTTCTTTTTGCATTTTTTCTCTAATAACAGTTTGTTGTTGTAAAGACTGTTGAATAGAATCTATAGCACGTTTTTGTTCTTCAATTGTTATGTTTAGCGTTGCGTTCTTTTGATTAAGTTCTGCTATTAATTCTTGAGAAGTTTTATAATAATAATAAGACCCACCAATAACCGTGGTTAATAAAGTCAATACTGCTATAAAAATAATGAGTTTAATTTGCATAATCAAATCTTATTTTACACTATCTTTTTTTGATTTAATTATTTTTGCAAGAAAAACTGAAACATTAGGTTTTTTTCTTTTCTGCATTGGCGAGAATCCTAATATTGGATCAAACCCTTTTATGTTGCCTGATCCAATGTTATTTGCAGCAACACCTTCACTATCTTCTTTTATAGGTACGCAGTTTGGCACCATTTTACTGCTTTTTTTCTTCATACCAATTTTCTTATAGCCTTTCCAACAAACTTCTTGCATACCAATTTCTTCACCATAAAGTTTATGATATTTTTTAGTAAATTTACTAAGTTTAGTTTTTGCAGTAGCATCCCCTGGCGCTGGTTCATATGCTCTTGGGTTTCTATCAGATAATTTGTCTGCCTTTTTCCAATGTCTTACTCTAGCGGCAGCAATAGAAGGACTCATACCTCTTTGATATGGTTCTTTATGTAATCTAGAATCTACTTCATGAAGATCTTTATCGGCACCATGATATGTGCCTTTACCTTTTGTAATATATGAGTTGACTCTGGCCATTCCCCATTGTTGAGGAGTTGTACCTGGACGATGACCAGAATTCCATGCTGCAACACCGCGTCGATATACCGTACGAAGAGTTCCAATAGAAATACCAGATGCTTTCACTTTAGCAGCTAAACCTTTATCTGCAGATTCTTCAATACTCTGCAGAAAAGTTTTAAAAGATATCATGTTCTGCATCTCCATCTTCTAAGAGACATGGCTTTTCGTGTTGGTCTGCCCTTTTCATCTTTCATAGGACCAGGCATACCCGACATGCGTGCACAGAAAGATTTCCTACGCTTTGCTGCTTTAGATCCGGGCTTGACTTTACCCGTTACTGCAGTTTGTAGGGTTGAACCGGGATTTTGACGACGATAAAACATAACACCTTTGCGAGTTAGCCCTGCACCCTTTTCTGTAGGACGTCTATATCCTTTAGAATCTTCACCTCGTTCCGCAATATACTCTTCACTGAGATCATGATCAATCTTAGAAACAGTTTCTAAAATAAATTGAGATAGTGTTTTCATTAGATCTTCCTTAGTATTTCTACAATGGTTTGATCCATTGCTATATCGCTTTCGTAAATATCACTACCCTCAATACATTTAACCACATCCGGCATTGTATTGAATAATATTAAAAAAGGTTTAAGGCATTCTCGATGTTTCTTAAGCGCCAAGAATAACATTCTAGTAGTTGCATCAATACCAAACAGATTATAAAGAATCTGTAGATGATTAATTATCAATCTTTCTTTCAATTCACCAGTTTCTTTATAGCGATTAAAAAGTCTTTTAAGATACTTAAACTTTTTGAGATCATCATAAAATTCTTTGGTGTCAAAACATTGTGGATTATCATAATGTTTAGCAGCATATAATAAGAAATTACTATTATCCAAGGTTTCACATTTCATTTATTTTAGAATGATCCTAAAGAGACCCTCTTTAATGTATTATTTGCAATAGCAATATAAAGATAGCTATTATCAAACATAATAGTACCTTTCTTAACTGTAATAGTACTATTAGCTGGAGTAGTATTATAAATCACAACGTTGGCTGATGAGTTGCCTAAAAGATTAGCAACAGTTACTTTTTTACTTATTGGCGTACCGGATGGATCGTCTACGATAAGTAAAAAATCTTCTCCGACAGGCGCAGTAAGTGCCGTTAGTTCACTAACTTTCTTAGCACGATCAGACATTTAATTAAGCATCCTTTAGAATTGCATCGTCAGAAGCATCACCCGTCATTGAACCCATTGCTACTAGAGTTTCATATTGAACGCGTCCAGCACGTCCACCAGTACCAACTTTGCGTACTACCCAACCAGCGTGAGCAATTGGAAGACCGGAACTTAGAACGGCTGAAGCTGTTGCAGTTTGACCGGTGATTGAGTGACCAGCTTGAGCTGTGGCTGTAACAGATGATAGATTAATCTGTGCACCGCCAGATGTAGCAGACAATTGTATAATTGAACTGTTAGGAGTAGTAACGTAATAAGATACATTATTTGTTAGACCACCAATAGCTGTATTACTGGCACCAACTAGATAAGTAACAACATCATTATTCACAAAGAATAGGCGATTTGTACCAAGTGAAATCCAACCAGTATTTGTTGTATTGCCAACTGTTACTGAAGTAGCATTTCCTACGAAAGTTTGTGCAGTAGGTGCAGAAATTGTAAGAGTAGGAACTGAAGTATAATTAACGCCATTATTTGTAAAGTTAACAGCAGAAATACGGCCAATTGAGTTTGAAGATGCATTTGCTGCAGCTGCAGTTGTATAACCAGAACCACCGCTAACGGTGATAGTAGCATTTGCGCTATAACCAGAACCGCGAGAAGTGAATACTACTGAGTTGATGGTACCGTTCGAAGATTTTGCTTCAGCGGGATCCACACCAAATTGACCAACGATTAAGCCTGTGATTAAACCATCTACCGTCGTGTTGCCAAAGAAAGCATCTCTGTTAGCAGAATTAGCTACTCGTTTAAACCCGGTGACACCCCAGAGAACTGAGTTGCCGGCGGCATCTGTGTTTTTCCATTGTGACATTTTTAGTCTCCTTTATTCGTGAGATCTTCTAGGTATTTAGAAGTTTTAATGGTATTTATTTGATTTTGTTCTTTCATTTCTTGTCTTAACGACTTACTAACCGCACTCTCACGTATGGATTCAAAAGATAGAGCCAATTTAGACTCTATCTTTTTTGGTTCAATGATTACAATGTTAGCATTTATTGTCATATTATTGCTCGTTTGCTGGTCTACCGCGTCCATTGGGAAGTGAAGTAATTTCGCCAGCACCTTTCATTGCTTTATAGGCAGCTATATGATGTGGGGATCTCAATGGAATTTCTCTGTTTGCAAAAATATGCCCAGATAGTTCAGCATTAACTGCTGGTTTTGCTGTTCTAAAAATATTTAGTAATTGCTGTGCAGTTTTTTGTGGCAAATGTCTTTGTTTTTGTTTATCTTGTACAACTGTACCACCAGTAGAACTGTCTGCTGCATTTTGTATATCGGTTAAAACGTGTCTAAATCCTTCTTTCGTATCACGACTAGCTGAATCATATGCAGGAGCACTGTCTAATTCTTCATTTTCATTTGATTTTGATTGCATGCTATCTGAGTTCTTAGGACGACCACGCGCTGCGCCAGTTGATTTTCTTTCTTTACGCTGACCATTTTTAGAACCAGGTGTACGATACTCTAGTAGTTCAAGCATACCAACAACATCAGCTTCTTCTTTTGCAAACTTACGAATTGCACCAGAACTTACAAGCCAACTTAGTAGTGCTTTAAGCTGTGAAATAAGTGGAATTAAATTTTGTGCTTCTTCAAGCTGTTCAACTTCTTCTTTCATTTGAGTTGCTTTAGCTTTTTGAACTCGATTCCAATAATGTGGACTCATTTTACCATAACCATGTGACCAAGCCATTTGTCTTAATTGCTCTTCAGTTTTATGTCCATGTAGATCAGCAAATTCTTGATTGGTCATGGCAGCATATTTTTGTTTTGACCGAATAACTGAACTAGGCATTCCACCTTCATCAAGATCGACTTCTTCTTTAGTTGCACGGTGAATACCCGCTTGACGATTTTTTATATTACGTTCAGCGGCAGCGATTTCGCTATCGGTTCGCTTGTAGGCTCCTGCAGTTTTAAATCCATGCTTATACGCACGCGTGGCAAGATCACCAACGGCTGTGCCTAAATACCGTTGTTTTGTTTCTTTTGAAATTTCATCAATCTGTTCGACTTCTTCTTTTTTCATAGCACGAAGCTTTGCAAAATCGGCAGCCGTAATCTTACCCTTGGGTTCTGCTACGTCAATGTTTGATTGCTTTCCTTTTAAAGCATTTTCTTGAACGCTTAGAATTGCATCTAAAAGACTCTGTGAAAAGCCATAAGTATTTTTTAGGTTAGACATATTAGTTCTCCGTTAATCTCCGTCGATAATTTTTATTTTTCTTTGACCTTTAAGATCTCGACGAATTAAGAACTGCTTAGAGTCTAAATCAAGATCTTTCTTTGGATCTGGGTTTCTTTCAGATGGAGGAGTTGGCTGCGTCTTTGACTTAAGACGCTCAACTTCTTTATCCGTAGTTGCAATTGGCATTTCTGGAACTACACCAGCATATTTTTTAATAGCATTAAGATTGGCATCAACAAAATTCATTTTATTACCAAAATTCATTTTATCAGCAAACATTTTAATCTGTTTAACTAAGTCTTCGGCTGTACTTATTTCTTGTTTTGTTGCGCTCTCAGAAGCTTTAGTATTTTTTTGTATAGCAAATAGTTTGTCAAGAAGAATTGCACACTTTTCAGCATGCTCTGGATTGGTATCCTTAGGTAAACTTGAAAATAGAAGTTGTGCTTTTGGAGATTCTTCAAATTCTTTTGTCATATAAGTACCAACAGCTAATTGATCACCTTCATGCTTTTCAATCTGATTAGCTTGTTCATACATTTTTCTAATAGTAGAACAAACACGAGAATAACGCCATTCTACGCTGTCTAACATTGCAACTGTCTTTGGCATATCCCGTATTACACTTTCTAAAGACTTGTACCTATCCATTATTGTCCCTTAAGGAATGATCTGATCATCCAAGCGTGTTTTTTATGTTGGTCAGTTCTATCTTGAATAAAATTTGAAAGTCCGATTTCATTTGCTGCATTAGCTAAATTATAAGCAGTATTCATAGAAGCAATCATTGTCTGATTATCAATTTGCAACTGACGTAACATTTCTGGGGCGGTTAAAATTCTTTCTTCACCTTTGATCTGAGAAAGTTCAACGTAACGTTCAAAAGATCCAGGAGCGTATGCGTCCAACGCTCTAATTTCTTCTGCAAAATGATCTATTGAGCTATAGATATCAGTATAAAGATTTTCAAAGAATTCATGAAATTGTGCAAAATCTGGACCTTCTACATTCCAATGAAAATAGTGAGCCTTTAGATAAAGTGCAAAATTATTTGCTAGTACTACTTTTACTGCATCTATGAGATTCATTATATCATTGCCTTTGCTGCAAGTTGTGCAATCTTAACTGCCCATCTAATCATTACTTCATTATTAGCATTTTCATGTGCTTTAAAAGCATTAATAGTTTCTGTCAATAATTCTTTAAGATCTTCATCTGTGATTTGACCAGCTTTATGATCTTCAATTATGTTATATAGTTCATTAGCTAATTCGCCAATAACACCATCTTCATTCTTATGAGATAGAATCTCTTTTATAAGTTCTTCCATTATCGACCCTTCCAAGCTGTTTCTAGAGCAGACATTCTAGATTGTGTTAATTTTAGCCAATGATTACACATTTTTTCATTTTTTGCATCTAAAGCTTTCTGAAGATTTACACTAATTCCACTTGCCGTTTCAACTTGTGGATCATTTCTGAATGTAGTATACTCTTTAAGAAATTTACTATGATACAACGCTGATTGCCAACTAATCTGAACAAAAGAATCATCTTTTGCTTCACACTTTAAATTATTTATCTCAAGTCGTGTATCAATATATGCACCAGCTAGAACTGGGTCATGATCTCTAGGTAACATGGATAAAGAAAGACAACCACTTAAAGAAACCGTCATTAAAAATACAGAAATGATTGTGCGAATCATTTACATAGTTCCTTTTGACTTGCGCTTAGGCTTAGGCCCCTTTGCAGGTTTTGGTTTCCGAGGTTTTGTTGCTTTTTTAGCTTCAATAACTGGTTCTACAACAACTTTTACTTCGTCAAGCTTAACAACTACAGGTTCAACAACTTGAACGATTGGTTCTACGACTTCCTGAACCACTTCAGGGACAACTACTTGAGCAACTTCAACAATTTGCGCTACAGGTTCAACTGTAGAAGGATTAATCCATGAAATAATCTTTTTAATCAATTCGTTTATCATTTTTCTTCTCCTCTATCTCTTCGATCTCTTCGATAGCCTCTTCTACTGTTGGATGTTGTTCAACCCCTGCTTTTATTTTAATTCCTAGGTCTCTAGCAGTCATAAAAGTACCATAACCGGCTGCTTTTACAACATTAAATGAATCATAAGCCTCATTTAGTGAGTTATGTTCAAATTCTTGAGTAAGTAAACTAGCATTTGTCTTTGAAGCAAATGTTTTTTGCTGTCTTGGCTTTAATCCAACTGATTTTTCTGGAGGTTGATCAAATGCAGCGAATTCTCTACCAATTCTTCGTCTACGTGTGTTACCAGATATAATAGATTTAAGTCTATTAATCCATTTTCTGGCCATATTTCCTTCTTCTAAAGGATTTTGTTCGAGAAAATCTATAAAATTAAGCATTTTATTAAGCCAAAAAGTTATTTTATCTATTTATATTTTTAATTGGCATAAAAAGTGTATCTGATCCGGATCTATCTCTAACTTCATAACCTAATTTTAGTATCTCAGTCATGACTTCAACACGATGTCCATTTTCTAAAAGAAGAACTGGTTTATGCTTATTGATTGTTTCAATTGCGCCACGTAATGCATGTTCTTCAAAGTTTTCAATGTCTAAGTGAATTGCATCAAGAGTTTCAAAATCAAAATCATCAAGTTTAAGTGATGGAATAATTGCTGTTTTATCTCTACTTACGGTGTATGCACCAACATTTGAAAATCCATTACGATTCACTTTCATCATTTCATGAGAATCAGATAATGCAGCTTGAATTTTGACGATATTATCATATTGGCAGTTATTCACTAAGCAATGAAAATTTAAAGGATCTGGTTCAAATGTATATACTGTCTTAAATAATCTTGAATATAGCATTGGATATAGACCAAGATTTCCACCGGCTTGAACTATACAATCATATTTCTTAACATACTTTTGTATTATTGCTTTGTGTGAAGCCCACTCTTGAGAAGGCCCTATCCATGCACCAGAATCTTGAGCAACCCAAAGCCAATTACTATATTCATCTACAAATTGATTTCGCACATTTATTAATGTAGCATAACTCATAATATTATTTCCTTTTAACTTTTAGTTTACCTGAATCAATAGCTTCTTTTGTTTTTTTCATCATGTCTTGAGCTTCTTGTCTTGAGAACATTGTTCCTAAATGTTTATGGAACGTTTCAATATCGCCATTAGTTGCAGCTTGTCTCATGTTTGTTCCACTCATTCCATGACTTCTATCTTCATCTTTAGGAGTATGAATATGAATCTCATCAAAATTATTATCACCCATTTCTTTTATTTTTCCTGCTTCAAGACTGTTCTTTAATCCTTCAGCAAACCCAAGACGATCTGAACCAACGACAATGTGTAATACCTTTTTACCAGTCTTAGGCATTGAATTAAAAGCATTAGCGATTGTTGCTCCACCAGAATTGCTAACTTCTGCTTTTACATTAGAACCCCATTGTCTATTTAAAACATTTTTTCTTTCTTCTGGAGTAAACACATCAGACTTTGCTGATATTCCAACATGTTTACTTCCTGGCAAATTGGATAAAGTTCCGCCTAAATCATGTGCATGCCCCATGTGAGATAAAGGTGAAAACCCAACCAGAGGAACAACGGACACATGATGCACTTCTTGTTCGTAGATAAATGCCCTTAAGCTCTTCATTAGTCATGAACTCCTAATGTTTTTCTTAAGTGTGCAAGCGCAGGTTCATTATCAACTTTTAATCGTGAAACACCTTCTTTAAATTTATCATAGATTGCTTGGTGTTGTTCTTTAGGAATATGATTCTTAATTAAATCAGACACTCCTAAGAATGAAGTAACTTTTGAATGATCTGCTTTATTGCCAAACAGTCTTGCTGACACATCATTTGGATGTTGTGCGCCCGGATCAGATTCATCAGTTCTTGAACGTAAACCGTGTGAGATTGAAAACTTATGTGTAGTGCCACCAGCAGCATTTAAAAGGATCTTATGATGAGCACCTTTAATTCCTGCCTTTGTATCTTCCCAATTTGCACTATGAAGAAATTGTTCAGCTGGAGTTGGCTCACCATTTTCATAATGCACTTTTTCAAAATCAAATTGATGGTGTTCACCATTGTCGTGTTTCATCACTGCTGAAATTTCATTACCATGTTTCTTAGTTCCAACTACAGTATATTTACCAAATCGTTTGCCGGGTGTTAAATGCGATGTAAGTTTATCACCATGATCTCTCATCACCTGAACATCCATGTCACCAACAGTTGATTTATGTTTAGCAAATTCGCTATCACTAATTTTTGGATCCATTAGTTGTCGCGTTGATCCTGCAAATATAGATCCGCTTGCTAATCCCTTTTTATTTTTACCAAATAATTCTTCACCATGTTCTTTATGGAATGAATCATGCAATTCACTTAAAGCATCTTTAGCGTCTTTAACTCTCTCACTTCTATTTTTTTCAGTAACAGAAAATGGCGCGGCTGATACGTCGCCGATCTTTATATTACCACCTTCTAAAATAAATTGTACAAATCTAATCATGTCGTTTGCCTTTTCTTAAAGTTAGCAGCATTTTCAGGATTTGCTTTATAAGCTCTAAAATCATCTGAAGTTTTTTTAAATCGAGGAGCTTCAGGATTTTCAGATGAAGGATGAACTACAAATCCTTCTGAACCACTTCCCCATTTAGGAGTCAACCCCGCTGATTTGAAATGAGCATCGACTTTATCAGATACTCTTTGCTTGATGGCATCAAATTTAGCATTCTCTGCTTCTTTAGCTTCTTTATTTTTTGGAGATGTTCTTGCAGCAAGAAGTTCATGATTTAATCCATGATAATCTTTAACTTCATCAGATACATCAAGATGCGCAGGCTTATGCTTAATGATATCATCATCAAAATTCATTTCAGGTGTAGATAAGTGTGATTTGAAATGCTCAAGATCTACATGATGATTTTCTGGTAATTGTGAATGAATAACATATTTACCAACTGATCCCATATGTGAAGGATCATATGAAGTGCCAACAAATTTAATTTCACCTGGAGTTGTTTCAGATGGAGTCGAAAGTGGTTTATAAAAAGCTTCACCACGAACTTTAACTTCTTGTCCAGTTTTTTCAAACTGTGATCTTAAATGATCTTGTAAGCCTTGGTTAGCATGAAGAATCTTATGAATATGACCAAATGAATTTGCTGCAGTAAGATCAAGAGGTTTGCCTGTTTCTTGTGATCTTCTTGTTGCTCTATCAACAAAATCTTGAGGACTTCTCATTTTCTCATTGCCTGAACCAGAACTTTGAGTATAAAACCCATGTTCATCATACCCCATCATATGGGTCATGCCATCAGTCTTTTCGGTAATCTTATTTAAATGAACTTTACCATCTTTAGTTAAATTGTCAAATTGATCACGAGTCATCTTTGTGATATGTGGCAATCCTTGTCTTATTGATTCAACGATGAATGTAATAAATGATTTCATTTTAAACTCCCAAATTTAGCATTTGCTTGTGGTGATTTTCCTTTACCTGGACGACGATGTTCCACGTAAGCTAAGTGTTTTCCATCTTGATCATAGAAATGAACATTTGCACCTCTACGTTCAGCTGTTATTTTTGTTGCTTTATTTATTGCTTTTATAACAGGATGGTTTTCAATGGATATAGATTTATCTTGATCAGCAACTACATAATGATATGGCACATCAGGATGACTTTTAAGTAAGTAATGCAAGTGATCTTTTTTTTCTTTATCATTTGCTGAATTAAACATATTTGCATGGTGTTCAGCCGCAGCATTTCCATTTGATTGTGCTACCCACGCTCCTTTTATATTGGTAGGTTTACCATTAAATATTGAATGTTCATCAAATGTCTTTAGACCATTATTACTCACTGTGCCTTCACTAGCTTTTAATGAAGCTCCGTGAAATTTACCATCTTTAGTTTTTATGATTATATCATGTGGATTATTGCGACGTGAAACTTCTCTTCCAATTGCGTTGCTTATTCCTTTATTGGTCAAATGAACTTCATGTATATCATCTTTAGTTATTCCTTGACTCTCTAAACTTTTTAGATATGCGTTTGCCGCTCTTTTACCTAAGGTTTTTGCTCTTTTACGCAAATGCATTGGAATTTTACTAGCTGCTTCATTAAAAGCACGTTGAATATCTGCCATTCTTTTTTTATGAACTGGATCATCATTATTATGTGTTGTCATATGATGTATTCTTTTTACAGTATATGCTTCAAATGCATCAGCAAATGCTTTATTGTTTGCATTAGCATTACCTAAATTAGGTTTTTTAATCCTAGAATTTGAAATTTCATGACGAGGGCCGCCATTTACAGATACAACACTATGAAAAGCTCCATGCTTTCCTCTAGTAATCCTATTACCATGTTCATCACGTGAAGCATGAACAGTAATCTCTGTGCCGGCAGGGTGTAAAATATCACCTATTTGAGTTGGTGCATTAAGTACATGCTTAACTGTTTCATGCCCACCGATATATGGGTCCAAATATTTAGAAGCATGATATTCTGCGCGGTTACCGCTTGCACTTAAAGCTACTTCTAGTATGTATTGAACAAAAGATAACATAGACTATTCCTGAATGAAACTGTTATCTTCTATTTATTAGATAGATTTGTATACACCCCCATCGCAAGTATGAATAACATTAACAATTCCATATGATTTGATGGCTTTTTGGCAACCAATACACGGTTTGCTCTCAGCCCAAATAGCTTGTTTATTTCGTCCGTCTTTATATTTTACACGAGCAACGTAAAGAGTAGCTTTGCGCAACTCTTCTTTTGTTACGTATTTGAGTGCTCGATTGATAGCATCGGTTTCAGCATGTAAATAAATCTGTTGTTCATTTGTTTGAAACTGTGCTTGAAAGGGATGAGTTTTTCTACGATTGAATCCAATTGAAATAATCTCATTTTTGATGACAACTGCGGCTGCTAACTTAGCACGTATACCGGCATGGTCTGCGGCTTCAGCGGCTTTGGAGAGGAAGTCAAGAATCTTTTGATTCCGCTTTCGCGGGTGAGTATCCATAATAAAACTCTAATGATTAAATAGTGCCAGCTGATTGGGTAATAAGGACAGCTGGCGAAACCCCAGAAGAATTATGCAGCTAGTGCATAATCTCCGTAAAAGTCATCGTTGGCTTTTATATTTTTTGCTTGATTTACGGTCATCGCCTACCGAGTCGTCTGTATCAGTATCTTACCCTGTCGAATCTAGTCACCCCCGTCAAAAGCATATTGGCGTTAATACGGCACTCTAAAGCCTAAACACGAAAGCTTATCCCAATATGCTTTTGGTGGAGGTGGCGGGATTCGCACCCGCGTCCAGAATACCTTCCCTTTACTTCATACGACCATACCAACAATACTATTTATTATTCTAAGTTAGTATGACAGTCTCTTAGATTATCTTCATTTAATTGAAGTTGTTCCATAAAATTAAGAATGACTGTCTCAAAGAATATCATAGTAGAGAGTTCAAACCTGCTACCAAGAGGAAGATTCTTGTTTGTAGACAGAGCTCTACTTGATGGACCAATCTGAAAAACCTCATCAGCCATATTCCTAAGAGTAGAAGTTGGATTTGCTGTAACTAACAATACTTCAGAACGAACTGACTTTGCCTTCTCAGCAAAAGTAATTAACTGCTTAGTCTCACCCGAACCGGAAACAAGAAGAAGCGAATCAAATCTCGTTATCTGAGTTGTAGTAGTTTCTCCAACTACCTGCACATTTAGCCCACAATGCATCATTCGCATCGCAAACATATTGGCAACCATCTTAGATCTACCAGCAGCAGCAATAAACACTCTTCCACCGTTATAATGTTCTTTCCGACTTATCGTATGAATGAGTACATCAATAAGCTGCTGACATGTTTCCTTTTCGGTATAAAGTAGTTCGTCTCTTACAATATCAAGAACATCAGAATAATTAGCCACGTTCAACAGCTTCCCAAATCTCAGCTGCAGCGCGAACAGGATCAGCAGCACCGTAGATCGCTGCACCTACTACAACGATATCAGCACCAGCATCAATTGCTTGACGAACAGTATCTTTATTGATACCACCAGCAACAGAGATCTTTAGACCAACTTTCATTTGCTGAACTTTCCTTAGATCTTCAAAAGGAGTCTGACCTTTTGCTTGCTGATCTAGTCCAGTATGTACACCAATAATATGAGCACCAAGCTCATAAGCAAGTGCAACTGTTTCTAGCTTATTCTTTACATTAATAAGATCAACTTGTGCTTGGGCTTTAGTAGTCTTAGACGCTTCAACTACTCCTTTGATTGTACCAGCATCAGCAGCACCAAGAACGGTGACGATATCAGCCCCAACTTCGTAGAATGGTAATGCTTCATAATACCCAGCATCCATCGTCTTAAGATCGGCAAGTGTTAGACACTTTGGAATCAATGTGTGAACAGTTTCAACAATACGAATACCATTATATTTGACACATGGAGTGCCGAGTTCAATGATATCTACATAGGGTGAGATGCGTTGTGCTAGACGAATTGTTTGTTCATAGTCTAGAGTATCGAGTGCTGCTTGAATCAATGCCATTATTTACTTTCCTCAAGGTTAAAAACCCGTGCTGGTGCGCTTCATGGAGAGGCGTCACGGGTGTTGTTTCAGATATATTATATACTTATCGAGTATGAATGTACATGGTGACTTCAAAGCCAAAACGTACATCATTAAATGTTGGTGTTGTCCACATAAGAGTTCTCCTTAAGTAAAGTCATCCCCACGGTTGATCGTATTGATCGAAAACTTCCCGATCCTTAAATTATTTATTAAGAAGTCAGCAGCATCGATTGGATTGCTGTCACCGCACATGAAGATGTCGATGGCCATGTAACCATATTCAGGCCAGGTGTGAACGGAGATGTGGGATTCAGACAAAGCAATCACGCCGGTCACTCCTTCACCCCGATCAAACTTATGAAAATAAGTATGAAGAACAGTAGCACTCGCCTCTTGAGCTGAAGCGACTAAGTATTCTTCAAGCATAGCCTGGTCCTTGAGTAAATCCTCATCACACTCGTAGCACTCAAGAATCGTATGGTACCCTAAAGCCATCTTCAGATCTCCAATAAAAAGTAAAGTTATTTATAGCTGTTTATTTTTCATACGTCGAAGAGTATCACTTGACAGCATTCGTACTTCACGCTTAGGCGGACATCCAAGGTCGATGTAGTTCTCAAAGTCAATCTTACTCATATGACAATAAGGAGTAAACTCAGCTTGAAAAGTTTCATTTGTTTGTGTGTTAGTCACGTTATGAACCAAGTTGTACTTATCACCCTTACCGGACTGAACAGGCTCGTAAGAGAAACCATTATACTTGTGCTTGTAGTTCAAGCTACTTTCTCCAAGATGGTCTTAAGGTGCTTGTCGATCAACTTCGAGCTGATCATATCAGGTACTGACACATAAGGCCACTCAAGCAAGAACCGACACCCCTTCTTCCAAGACCGAGTCTTAAGAAAAGACTGGTACTCACGAATATGAATCACAGACATAGGATCAAACTTTACTTTCATATAGACTCGTTCACTTACTTTGTTCATATCAGACCCCACTGCTCATACGCTTAACGATCCGCCGCTTCAGCTCAGTACTACTATAGGAATGATGCCGCTTATTAAACACACACTCAAAGAGATCCAGGTGCTTACCGGTAAACTCTTTATTCATGTACTCCTCGCCAAGGATCCGAACATCGATCGGCCTAGACGACAGCACATTCAGAAGGTCAGCTTCGGTATCATAGACTACAACCTCGTCCACATACTTACAAGCAGACAACTGAACAAACCTCTCGTATACAGACTGGATCGGTTTCATCTTCTCCGGCCTGTCCAGCGTGGGGTCGGTCTGCAGAGCAGCAATCAGGTACTGACAGTGCTCCTTAGCTTCTTCCAACATGAGTACATGACCAGCATGGAACAGATCAAAACAGCTTGCAGTGATACCAACAGTTAGATAATCTTTCATAGACTTAAATATTCCTTTTGTTATAGAGTATAAAGAGATTATATACAGAATAGAGTATATTGTATATAGCCTTCTTATTTGAATGAGGGTTTTTTGAATTTTTCTGGCCCGGAAATTTTTTCTTATGCAGTTCTTAGAAGTAACTCTTAGATTGGAAAACGGAAGTTTTTTAGAAGTGTGTGGTGGATCCTTAGAGAATGCATGTAAGAGTCTGGAGGTGATGTGTAGAAGTCCCATAGAGAATTAAGGAATCCATATATATGGGGTCCCCAGCGAAGAATATGGGACCCAGTTTTCCACTATGGCCATTGTTCTGGATTTGCCGCCATTGTTCGGACCCCGATCACCAGGGAACCGGTCTTCCCACCCCTCCCCTGCCGGTTACCCTAGGTTAGCCCCTGGGTCTGGCTGGGGGTCTGCACGGGTCACGCATAAGGCAACGGTCCATCTAGTACCTAGCGGGGAGTACTAGTGGACCGTGGTGGCGGGTGTTGTAGCCCTCGCAGCCGTGGACCTGGGGTAGGGTTGGCTGCTGGGCAGGTAGGGCGGGATTAGGCTGGGCTGGGCAGGCCAGGCGGGACTAGGCTAGGCGGGACTAATCATCCTTGAGGTCCCCGCCCTGGAGCCACCACAGCAGCAGGTAGATCAAGCAGCCAACGGTGATGATGGTGGTTACCTCGACCAGGTCGGCAGCGGTCATTTACTTGTCCCCCCAGATTTGGACAGTGATGTAGGTGAAAACGGCCAGGCCAATCATCAGTTCTGAAATGTAGTCCATGTGGTCCTCCTTACTTGTTATTCCTGGTATTCCAGGCTTGAACGGCCCAGAGGCACACGACGGACAGCAAAATCGTCAGCTCAGTCAGATATTCCATGTGGTCCTCCTTAGACCAGGTCGTCGGCGTCGATGTAGCAGCTATCGGTCAGGTCAACCTCTTCTGCCGTGAGGTCCTGGAACCGAAGGAACCGCTTGCATTGGAAGACCAGCCGGTCGTAGGCGTACTGTTCGTCGCGCGAGAGCTTGAGGTCCTGGCCCCGTTCAAGGGCCTCCTCGAGGGTGTTGAGGATCTGATCCATCTCGAGGGTGGTGTTCTCGAACATGCAGTATGACATGGAAGGCATGGTGTGTCTCCTTAGATTTCGACTGAAATGTGACCGATGAAATTGAACTTCTTGGTCCCAGGGACGTAGGCGTAGAGGTCACGCTCCTCGCTGATGTCGCCGATAAACTCGGTCACTTCCCAGAGGCCGTCCACCTTGAGGATGGAGTTGGCGTCCGGGAAGCGCGAGGTCAGGAGGTCGAGCTGTTCGGTGTGCGTCATGGTGATTCCTTTATTCATTTGATGTAGCCATTGTACCTTTATGACTAATTAATGTACACAGGTTCCTGGTGAATCACCAGGGTTGTCATTAACCCATGGCTTCCTGTTCAGACTCCTCACGCACACGCTTCTTGTACGATTCACGTATCGCCTCGTCTTCTTTCTTGCCCAGGTCAGTGACAATGTCCAGGCACTTCTTCAAGGCCTCCTGGACTTCGCGAACAGCTTCAGCATCGCCTTCCATTTCAATGTAGTCTTTCATGGTAGCCAGAGCGTTCTTAAGGGACTTCTTGGAGAAATCCATGTAAGTGGATCTCCAGCTGGTCTTTGCTTCTTGGGACAACCGGGGGTATGCGTTTTTCATGTCGATTCCTTTTTCCATTTGATGGAGCTATTCTACCTTTATGCGCAATTAATGTACACAGGTTCCTGGTGACTAACCGCCACCATAAACCTCAACGATGACACCCGAATCTTTGTCGTCGGTGTCCGCCAGGTCGAATTCGGTGTAGCAACCATTCTTGATGGCGTCATCAAATTCCTCGATGACGCTCTCGATGTACTCGGACTGGCCTTTCACAAAGAACTCACGAGCCTGTTCCAGGGACTCGGCCTTGATGGCCACCATGCCGGTGGTGTAGTCGGAAAGGACGTCGGTGATGATGAAGAGTTTCATGTTCATTCCTTTATTCATTTGGTGATACCATTCTACCTTTATGACTAATTAATGTACACAGGCCTTAGGCCGCCAGGCGTTCAACCTGGACGAGGGTGCCCATGAAGTTCATCTGACTGATGATGGCACTCACCAGGTCCTCGCCGTCATCCGAACCGGCTTCCACGCTGGCGATCAGTTCCAGCCACTGGGCGTCCTTGTCGTAGTCGAATTCGCACCAGTCCATCACCACGATCTCGGTGGCTTCGCGGACCAGGCGGTCGACCTTCTTCATGCCCAGGGTCAGACCCAGGGAGTTGGCAGCGCGAGTGGCAAGGAGGGTGACGAGGATGTTGAAGGCGTAGTTCATGTCGATTCCTTTTTCCATTTGATGGAGCTATTCTACCTTTATGACTAATTAATGTACACAGGCCTTAAAACATTGCGCCACGAACGTTGGCCTCCTGTTCCAGCTCGAAGTACTTCACCATCACCATGTGGACCAACCCGGCAGTCCACACGGCTTCCTGCGCGTCCATGCCGCAGTCAAACTCGAAGTTGCCTTCGAACCAGTAATCAGCGACCTGCTCAACCGCTTGGGCCAAGCAGTAGCTGGCCACCGGGAGGTTGTACTCCTGGGCGGTGTACAGGCGGGTCATGTCAAGGATGTCGTTGCGGTAGTTCATGTTCATTCCTTTATTCATTTGATGTAGCTATTCTACATTTATGACCAAATAATGTACACAGGCCTTTAGATGATGGCCAGAGCCTTTTCCATCAGGAACTCGAATTCCTCCTGGTTCAGGAGCCCATACTCCTTGGCATTGAAGGTACGCTTGAAGAAGGTTTCCTCGCCCTGGTCGCGGAGGATGATCAGCAACATGTCAATGAAAAAGTTGTTCACAAGGGGGTTGCTCATGGTATTCTCCTTACTTGATGACGGTGACGGCGTAACGGACGCCGTCGATGTACTGGTTGACGCTCTCGCCTTCCAGGTGAAGGACCGCCGACAGGTTCAGCATGTCTTTCAGGATGCTGGCGTCCTCCTGGCTGAAGCAGCGACCCAGGGCCTGGGGCGTGGTGTTCATGGTGAAGTCGTTACCAATGGTGACCTGCAGCTTCATTGATCAGTTCCTTTTTGAATATGGATAGATCTTATACTTTATGCGAATTAATGTACACAGGCCTCCTAGACTGGAAGGGCGGTGCAAGTGACTTCGATTAGCGTATAGGTGGTCGACGGTGAATGCGGGCGCTTCCGATATCCCTCAAGTTCCTTGACCGCCTTGGCGTATGACTTGATATCCGGACCGTGAGTGAATGGCCCGAATGAATTCATACCAATGATGCGGTATTCGACCATCTTGTCAGCCATCTTTTGAGTGATACCCTTGCTCATTAAAGGACTCCCGGTTCAGTTGATTCAACCCACACCAGGAACCCCTTCAGGAATTCCTCGGCCATCTCCTTGGTCAGGAAGGGTTCGGTGTGAACCCACCGACCGAGCTCGTCGCAGACGTACCACTGGATGGGGTAGCTGGTGGATTCCGTCAGACGACTGTGAACGCTGTACTTCATGGTGTTCCTCCTATTGGCAGTCAAGGTTGTATTCGACCTCGAAGGCATCCAGGTGCCAGTTCAGGTCGTAAGTCACGGCCTCGATGGTTTCCGGCGTGGCGCCGTTCACCAGGTAGCCCGCCAGTTCTTCCTGGAGGGCAGCAACACAATCGCGGAGGTAGTCAAGTCGAGTGGCCATGTTCATTCCTTTTTCCATATTGTGAAGCCATTCTACACTTTATGATTAATTATGTACACAGGCCTGGTGATTCACCAGGGTACCCCGTTGGACGAGTACCCTGGTGAAGGCCCTGGGTCAGGCCGCCTTCCGAGCCCGGTGAAGGATGGAGTAGGCCTTGTTGCGGTCGACGTTGTAGGCCTCGGCCACACGGGTCACCAGGTCGTACACTCGGCAGCCGGGATCAGCCTGGTAGATGGCGATGGCCTGGGCCAGGTTGACGTGGGTCGAAGGGGCACGAGGAGCCTTGGTGCCGGTCGCCTTGGGAGCCTTGACCGGCTTCTCGACCTTGGCCTTGGGTTCCTTGGTACCCTTGGACACCACACCCATCTTCTCCAGGTTGGCAACCTTTTCGATGGCGGTGTCAATGGCTTCCTTGACGTCGAACCGAGTAGGTACCGCCAGGGCACTGGCCACCAGGCTGGTGGCAAACAGTCGGGCTCGCTGGGGCTTGTCACCCAGGATGGAGGCCGGGTCAGTGACGCCCAGGGACTCTGCCACAGAGTAGGCACGAGCCAGTTCGCCGGTGGGGTCCAGGTCGCCCTGGATGTAGGTGCGGACGTTCTTGACGGCCTCGGTGATGCTGGTGCCAACCGGGACGTTGAGGGAAGCAAGGGCGGAGGTGATGTCGTTCATGATGATTCCTTTATTTAACTGAGGTAGCCATTCTACCTTTATGAATTAATTATGTACAGGCCGTGTTAGGTCCAAATGCCTCGGTCAGAATTCGCGTCCATTCCGTCGTCGTAGGCCTTCGCCCGGGCACCGATGATGATGTCCCGGAACCGGTCCTTGTCGACGAGACCGGCCTGCATGAAGTTGAACAGCAGGTTGGCGAACTCCGTCTCGGTGCCGGTGGACAGATTGGCCAAGAGGATCTCGACGTCTTTTTCGTTAATCATGGTGATTCCTTTATTCAGTTTAGGAGGCCATTCTACATTTATGCATTAATTATGTACAGGCCCCTGGTGAATCATTTCACCAGGGAACCCAGGGACTCTTTACATGCAAGCGTTGGTCTTCACCAGGTCGACCAGTTGAATCACCAGGTCGTACACGGTCTGGTTCTCGTCGGTGTACCACTGACTGAAGGCGTCCTCGAAGGCGTCCTGACCCTGGGTCAACAGGATGTTCATCAGGTCGTCCGCGCCCATGTCTTCGATGTCGATGTTGTTCATGTCGATTCCTTTTTGCATTGAGGTGACCATTCTACATTTATGCATTAATTATGTACAGGCCCCAGGTGTCCCTGGGTCGGCGCTACTTCAGGTAGATGTCAACCCGCACGGAGTGCTCAATGCGAATGTCCTGGCTGCTAGGCCGGTACAGCGAGCCGCCTACCGCATACAGGTGTCGGTGCGGGTTGTTCTTCCCCAGGCGACCACGAATCCTGATGCCACGCCCACTGACGCGAGCCACTCGCCGGAGGCTTGCCACTTGCTGGTCGAAGTCGCTGGCCTGCGGGTCCAGGCACATGAGGAAGTTCCTGGAGTGCCGGTTCTTCATCGACATCGCCGCCATCAGTTGGTCTTCAGTCATGTTCATTCCTTTATTCAGTTTAGGAGACCATTCTACATTTATGCATTAATTATGTACACAGGTCTAGACCCAGGGAATCCTGGTGAATCCTGGTGAAGGAAGGGTGTACATATTTATTCATAAAAGGTAGAATCTGCTCATAGTCTGACGCTTAGTGACTCAGTCGATGGGGAGTTCCCGGGGTGGACGGGGCGCCTGCGTGACAGAAACGTAGTCTGAACGCTGACGTGGGTCGAGTCCCAGGCCATACCATCATATATCATTTATGAATATATGTACACAATTTTGTGCAGGTGGTACCATAGGAGTTGGTGTGAATGAGTCCCACTGTGTATGGTATGGCAGTCCCCAGGCCATACCACTGGTGGCCATACTGGGTATGGTATGGTTCCCCAGGGAAGGGGCTACTGATGGCCCTACCATACCCAGTATGGTCTGAGGGTGCCATACCACTGGTGGCCCTGGGTCTAACCCTTTGATTCTGAAG